TGACAGCCAAGTCCCATTGTATAATTACCTCCAACGATTTCAATACTATCATTGCTCGTATTTGAGAACCTTGCTCCTACATTAAAAGAATTAGCGCCACTTGCAGATATTCCCGTGCTATTTATCCAACCATGCAGGGTACAATCTCCAAATTCCATATTTGCCCAAGATGAACCGCTTCCTGCCCGCCAATACCATTTTTTAGGAACAGACCTACCGCCATAACTTGCACCTCTATAATTAACATAAAAATCAGTGCCTCCAGCTATAATAATCTCATTTCCACCGCTTGAAAGTTCCAAATAAGAACCATTTTGGGTTATACCAGATGGATTCATATAAAGACCAGAATTAGCATAGACCCAAGTTTGAATATACGCATCTATAAATCTATTGCTACTTGAACCTATTCTGTAATTATTATTGCTTAACGGAAAGATATTACCAGAATACATTCCACCATTAAAAGTTGCTTCCCCTCCAAAAGTACTTGTAGAACTAAGGTTTAAAGTCCCTCCCTGAATCAAACCATCTTGTGAAATTATATTAGCGTTACTACCTAAGCCAGTAGCAAAAGGGAAATTCCATATTTCACCATAATTAGAAGGAATAGTTGACCCATCTACAAAACTTTTATTGGGAACAAAATGATACGAATCTCTATAATTAAGATTTATAGCAGTTAAATAAATAGTATTGGATGCTCCACTTATAGTTGAAGTAGAATAGGATATGTCTACATATCTATCACCATATATATAACTTCCATTACTGTCTTTGGGAGCTAAAATTCTTACTGCTGTAAATGGAGCAGGATAACCATTCAATTGTGTTATTATAGGTTTACTTGCATGATGTGTCAATGATATTATAAAAGTTACAGACCTATTCATTGAATATGAATAAGTATTCGATATAGTTATCATTACAGTGTTAGAATCACCTGCATCCGGATATTTTAAAACACCAATTCTTATCCATTTAGAACCTGCACCTCCGGGTATTCCATTGATAAACACCCTTTTAGTTAAATCATTAGAATGATATCCGTCTACCATATCCGCATTCAAATTCGTACACGTAGTAGTAGATACACACTGAAACGGCTGTGTGCCAGTAGGTATATGTGACTGGAAATATTTCCCATGTAAACTTGCATCATTTTGCCCAAAATGATATTCAGTAGGTCTTGGTCTATTATCTTTTGAATTATATCCAAAGTAGATATTACTACTATCTGTATATGTGCCTCCAAAGTTAATCTCATCGGATGTAGTAGAATATACTATAAGACCAGATGTACCAAATCTATCGTGCATATAGTCTTTGTAATTGGAGCTATTAAGTATCTTTGCCCAAGAACTCCAAGAAGTAGTATGTCCGTGACGAGTATATAAATCTTCATTAGTTGAAGCTATTTCCCAAGCTTGACCTCCACTTGAATCTGTCCATCCTCTCCATCCCCATACAGTTGCATAAGCTCCACTATCTGAAAGACCAATAGTAGTTAATTTCTTAATGCCTCTCATAATAAATAAACCATTATAGTCATTAGGCACATGATTTACGCTTCTTGCATCAGACCATCCAGTGAATTGGTATGGTTTAAGACTTCCAGAATGCCATACATTATAATTAACTCCTGCATATCTGTATATTATAGCATCTCTTAAATTATCAGCTAATCCTAAACATAATGTAGGATGGCTATTAAGTTTATCATTGTATAGGTAAGCTCCATAAGTCGCATTATATCCTACTTCAACTGTAGGTGTTGTACCATTTACAAATTGAATATAAGTTCCAGATGCATTCCTTGATTTAATGGTAGCTACTGTTGCAGAAGTTGAAGTATCTCCAACAGTTAGTGTTCCCGTCAATGTTCCACCAGAAAGTTTCAGATATTTACTGTCTAAGGCAGAGGCGTAATTCCCTTCGTGCAGGATTTTATACCAAGTTCTGAAAGAACTTGCACCAACACCTCTAAAGTAAAAATTATCAGAATTATAGGCTGCTCTTAATTGGAATAACCTATTTGCCGCAGAACCAATGTTTAATACAGTATCATTAGCACCAGTAGTTCCATATGCAGTACCATTTGCCTCCCATACAGATGTCTTAGATGCTCTAAATGTAGATACAGTATCTATCGCAGTAGAGGTTATTTGAGCATATATCTCTAAATGGTTGGCGGTAGTAGCAATATTGCCTTTAGTTAATGTCAGTACTCGCGTACTATTGTTATAAGTAGCGTTGGTAAGGACATTTCCCGTTCCAGTAATAGTAGTGGAAGGGTAGTTTGGGAGCGTAATATACTTGCTTGTGTCTGGCGCATAAGTTTTGCTGTTAACTTTGATACCAGCAATGCAAGTACCTCCACCACCATTCTTTTCAAGTTCAGTAATTCTACTTGCCAACTTGTTGATAGTGTATGCGTTAAAGGTGTCTGATAATGTTGAATCAGCAAAAGTGCCACCTAAACTTGAATATCCATAAACGGTGTCAATAAGACCGCCTCCTCCACCGCCACTACCGGAACTGATACCTTTTGCAGATACAGCACCGCTTGCGTAGAAGTTAACAGCCGAGCCATCTTCTTTGTAGACTTTAATAGCATTATTGGCACTATCCACTCCAATGCGATACCCAGTTGTTCCTATTTCGATGTAGTCGGAAACTGTCAATTTCTGCATTGGATATTGTGGTATCATGTAGCTAATAGTCTTCGGAGTTCCAGAACGATATACAATCTGGAATAGAGAAACATAGTCGCCAAGCTGATTTTTTTTGATGATGAATGATTGTGGGTCAGCATGGAAAACACCATCAGTCCCCCACCATACAGCACCGCTTGCAAGGTAGCCAGAGCCATCCATACGAATGATAGCCTTTGCTACATCTGATGGCATGTTTGCTTCTGTATAATCTGCTCTATCCTTCATAGAACCTCCATACCAAGAAGCAATACCTCCACCGACCTTAGTAGCATCATAGACACCATTCATACCGGACATTACTTTAAATCCAGCTACCGGGTCAGTATATCCCAGCATGTTTAACGCATTCTGAATAACACCACCTTCGATTGTGGTACTCTCTTTCCACGCTTTCTTTAGATATTCATAACCAGCCAAATCTTTTTTAACTGTATCTACTGCTGCTTTAGCTGCATCACTGATAGCATTCAAAGCTGCTGTTCGTTGGTTGTAGTATGCAGATTGCTTTGAAGCGAAGTCAGAAGGTATGGTTATATTTTCGGGAGTAGAAGCCGACAATGTAACCAACACTGCACGATAATTGCTATGAGCATTCAGATAACCCGTAGGGCTACCCAATGAATACAAAGTATATCCTGCTGTAATATTTGTCTTGTCAGCGTCTATACGAACTATTTCATCTTTGATTGATTGCTTTTCAGTAGGAGATATAACCCCATCTTCTGCCCACTTATCCAATCTTTGTTTAGCTGCTTCCGCTTCTGCTTTAGCTGCATCTGCCGCCTTTTGAGCCTCTTCCGCAGCTTTCTTCGCATCTTCTGCGGAAGTGTTTATTTTGTCTTGGATAAAGTTGTTGGCTGCATTCAAATAAGCTATAAAATCTCCATATTTGGTATTGAAGGTGTCGTACCTACCATCTACCAAAGCGACTTCCGTTGAGGTAGCTACTCCGTCAGCTATGGCATCATCAATAGCAGTAATAAGCTCGGTAGTTGCCACATTAAATCCATCATAAGCGGTTTTTAGTTTTACCTTAGCAGTACCGGACAATAAAGGATTAGCATAAACCTTAGAATAAGATTCCGCTACGCTCTTCTGTATTGATTTGATTGAGTTCAAATATTTCTCAATTGCGGCAGCTTCTTGTCTGTCAACAATACCGTCTTTAAAGGCTTCGTCTGTGAAGTCTTTCATATTGGTTACAGTCTGCTTTGCGTCATTGGCTTCTTTCTTAGCTTCTTCTGCTGCCTTTTGCGCTTTAGCTGCTTCAAGATAAGCCTTTGAAGTGTCATTGTCTGCAATCTGCGTCCATCCCCATGTATCTCCCGTCTTTACCCATCTCCATGATTTTCCTGCATCGGGAGTAGTTTCATCATCGACATATTCTTGGATATTGGTAAATACATCACCTTCATGCCGTTTTTTCAAAGCTTCTGTGTTCCAATCAACTGCTGGCTGATTAGTAAGAGTTGGTGTATATTCTCCGTACCAAGTTTCCTTTACTCCATCTATCCGGTCTTGAAAGCTGTTGAATGTTTCCTCAACATCTTTGCCGGATTTAGTTACAAGTTTACCTTTTATCTCAACACCAGTTACCGTATCAAACTTCATATAGCTGCTCTTATCTCTTGCTCCGATATAAGAGTTGCCATAGACGTTCATATAAGCGAGATTTGTGGTCTTATCAACACCATAGGACACATACTCTTTGTTGAGGTATGAATAGCTGTTTATGCCAGCATATAAAGTCATACTTGGTGAGAAAGTGTCAACTGCACTAAAGATAATTGCATTCTGTCTTGTCTTGTCCTCTACATGAGTAACACCATTTGCATCAACAAAGGTCTTATTACCTAATTGGCAAATGGTATCTCCTACTCGTGGTGCATCACTGGCTACATCAGCATCAGTTTTTGAGATGTCAATGTAATTAGTTCCTACGTTTACGACTAAACGCCAAAAGTAATGATTTGACACATTCTCATAAACTCCCTCCTTAATATTGAAGTCTTGTGCCAAAGCCATATCTCCTGCTCGGAAACGATTATCTAATGCTTCCGTACCATCATCTTGGTAGAAATAGCATCGCCAATAGTCCCAAACATTTTCGCCAGTCTTGTTGCCTTCTTCGTCAAGTATATCATTTCTATCTTCTATCTTGATACATTCGATTGCACCACCGGGAGTAATCATTTGACGACCTCCGATAACTCCGGTCTTGATAATCTCCAAAGCATAGAACATGGCTTTCATTCGTACAGTTAGATAGTCAAGTTCAGCATGGGACTTTCCGTCTGTATCTGCATAGAATATACCGCCCGTACTTCCGGTCACAAAGCTACCGACTTTCAATCCACGCAAGAAAGTTATCATTCCTTGTGCGGTATCATCTTTAACTCTACTGAGTTTTTTGTTCAGTTCGCCTACAATGTCAAGTCCATAAATAGCTTGTAACTGTGCTACTTGACTTCCTAACTTACTAAGACCGTCAGCTATCTGTCCTATCTGATTTAGTACAATAGACACTTCGTCCGTTAAGGTAATATTATAAGTAGGAAGGGGATTTGTACCATATTGGATTGACATTTCCTTTACGGATAATTCCATAGCGTCCTCATTGTCTTTATACAAGAATCTGACAATAGTATTAGGCTTAATCTGCGCAAGAATTGCTTGGTTTGTTTCCAAGAAGTGTTCGTCGAAGCTCAAAGGATAGTCATACAAAGGCATATTATTTTCAAGCATATATCTTTTCATGGCGACGTCCAAACGTTCTTGTGCCTTGTCTATATATGCTTGTGGCATTTCAATGTGCAATATGACAAACTTGTCGCCAGTTTTAACTTGCTGGAACTTGCTTGGCATTATCGTACCAAATGTATCTAAGTCCTTTGTCAGTTTAATAGTAATAGCTTGGTCTGTACTGTCTGGATATTTAGCATAGTCCCTCTGTTCTCCATTTGGTTTGAATACAATGTTTCCAGCTTCATCAGTTACATAGAAGTTCTTTTTTACATCTTCCCAATCTACGGCTACCTCGTAGTTAGCTCCTAATGTGTCACCAGACTTCATGGAGAAGGTCATTCCGCTTGTAACTGCTGCTTGTGCATATAAGTCAAAGCCAAGAGGATAAAGCGTCACATCAAAATACGACTGTCTAACCTCTCCCGTTTCGGGGTCAATATAATCATCCCAGCCACCTTCTGGTACTATTACTTCTTTGAACAAGTCAATAGCTTGTCCCTTGTATGTCATACCTTTAATAGTAGGTTGTATGCTGGAAAATTCTTGGATATGGAATACTGGTGCAAGAGGATTGATAGGAGTAGGATAGCTGCTATCTGCGTCATAGTAGTCAATGAGAGGTTCTTTAGAACCAAACAAGACTTTATTTCTAACTGCCTCTACATATACTGATGGCATTAACGTGTCACGAGTATATGGGTGCTCAATGCGATTTCCGTCTGCATCTGTAATTATAGGATAGCCATACGGAATATTAATGTTGCTACCATATCCAGCAATACGAGTAATGACCTTATTATTCTTTGGTGTGCAATCGTTGTTTTTCAGTCCTACACCTTGTCCGAATTTGAATATGTATGGCTTGTTTTCATCGTCGAGTATTTCCTTAGATGGCTTGCCAAACCAAATAGTATATCCATCAACTACAAATGGAACTTTCCATGTTTCGTATGCAGTCTTGCAAACGTCTGAAATAAATTGATTACTGAATGATAACACATCACTCATTGTCCCATCATCTACAAATGTTGGCTGTAACTTGCAAGTCCATTTAGTTCCGACAAGACATGAGTTGATTTTTTGAACGAACATGCTTAATGTACCAATCCACGAGAAAGTCCGTTTTTCGCTACGATAACTTTCCTCACTGCTACTAATAGCAATGTCAGTAAAGGGAATGTTGTACAATTCAATCATTTCATGGTAGAAAGTACAACTATATTTAGTCATTCCCTTTGCCTCGCTGTTTTCCGAAGTCATTCCTTTTCTAACAACTACGGGAGGATTTTTAAGAATGTACTTTATTCCTTTATACTCTACATATTCTTGCAGAGTAAACGAAAGTGAATTGTCTTTATAATAAAACTCTCCTTCTATCTTGTCATTTAACGACATAACAATAGTTGAGAAAGTGTGTTTTCTCAAACTGATGTCGTGGAAGGGAGTGCCATCTTCATTGTATATATTCAGTATAGGGTTTACTTCGTTCGCCATTTTACGTAGTATTTAATTTCGATTATTCCTATGATTGCTGCATTAATTAGTAAAAGCCACCAGCACCATGATGGAACATGTTTCTTAATGACTTCTTTCTCCTTAATGACTTCTTTCTCTTGATATATAGTATCATTCTGTATGACTGTTCTGTCTATGTACTTGATTTTTTCAATATACTTAGTATTAAAAACAGTATCGCCTTTTTGAATAACAGAAAAATAGATACTATCTCTTGTGTGTACCATTAAAGTGTCATGCCGTTCTTTGATAATCTCTTTTATTTCTGTATTTTTCTCCAAGTCTTTTGCAGTTCGGCATGAAAACAAAAGAGGCAAAAGGATTATTAGGAGAAGAACCTTTTTCATCCTTTGAAATAGGTTACTTTGCCATTACTTCCATCAGTACGTACATCTAAGTGTACCCAAGTGACATCTTGTTCCAAGCGTACCGGATAAGGAAGAAGTATCTGATTTGCCTTAATCCAATTACGAACTTCCAAGGCGGTCATTCCCTTCACATCAAAGTCCAGTGCAGTTCCTTGCAGATGTGCAGATACATATACCTTCTCCAATCGGGTCTTTTCAGCTACTAATTGGCATACATTACAACGAAGTCCTCTTTGCGTTAGACCTCCTCCCGAATGCCAAGTATTGACAGTTATAGGCTTACCAAGCTTTTCTCGTATGACGCATATTGTTTCAAGCAATCGTGGGTCAAAAAACGTCCAAGCCATTTCTCCAAACTTGTTATATACATGCTTGCATACAAGCTCTTTGATATTAAAATAGTTCTTTATATTCATTTTCAGTCCTCCTTCTTTTCATTTTTTTCACAACCTCTACATTCATCGCATTCATGTGCCATATCAAACTTTGCTTGCTTTAACAGCACGGGACATTCTTCGCTTGGCACTTTGCAAATGTACGCCTGCCGTATAGAGATAACTTTTTCTTCATACTTCTTTTTCAGTTCTGAAAGGTCATTTTCAATACGGGTTACTTCCTTGTTCACATACGTTTGTATGTTACTGTAGCTTTTTTCCATTATTGATATTGACTTTTCAAGGTTGGTAATCTCAACTGTCCGAGCCTCTGCCATCGCTTTCTTGCGAGAGGGTTTCATGTTTACAAGTGAAACTATTCCACCTAAGAACCCCCCCCCTCCAAGTATTGATACAAAAATCTGCGTCCAATCCATGATATTATTATTTTAAACGTTGCTACTGTAAGTAGTTTTATTAGGAGTTTCGATAATCTCTGTATTATTGTTCTTGCTTATCCGTTCAGCTTTTTCAGCTTGCTTGATAGCATCTTCTTCCTCTTGCTTCTTCTCTTTTTCTACTCGGTCAAGTTCATCCGGTGCAGAAGACGGAGATTCTTCAATCAAGGTTTGTCGGGAAATCCATTTAGATTCCATAGCTAAGTTGGTAATCTTAGTATTGTTGGTTTCCATGCTCCAAATATTCAGTTTGGCTTTAATTTTCAAATCTGTATAAGCATTTGTCTGGTCTTCTTCCAATCCTAACATCTCTTGGAAAAGATAGGTTATTTCATTGATAGAATCAGACCAATCAGCAACACTTTGAGTAGCCAGTGCAATATCATTACGCATAGACAATGCAATACCGTTGCCACCGCTTCCAGTATTGGTAATATCTTTTGGAGTAATGAAGCTTACAGATGAAGCGATTGAAACTTGTTCCAACAAATATTCCAGATAAGCAATCATACTTTCCGGCTCTGGAAACTCCAACGTCTTTGCTTCTGTCTTGTAGCTTGAACCTTCGTCTGCCGGGAGATTGATAACCAATGTTCCATTATCTCTCTTGAAACTGTCTTCATTCATTTCCCCTTTTAAAACTAATCCCCAAGTACCAAACCGCTTTAATGTCACAGCATGTATATTTGTAAGCAATTCAATTATCTCAATTATACTTTGAGAATATTCCCAAGCTACTTTGCCTCTATGGTAGACAAGAGGATTACGGCTAAACCCATGAAGAATCCTTTCAGTAACCCATCCATTATTGGTAGGTTCTCCTTCTTTGCTTCGTATTGAACGATAAAGGTACTTATCATCGAATGTATCAATGACTTCTGTCAAATCATCTATCTTATAAAATAAGGAGCGTGAAATTTCTTCTCCATATTCATTGTAGTTGGGTATGACAGAATATCCATCATCATAGGAATAGACTTTAACTGTTCCCTTTTTCTTTATAGGGTCAAATTTGAATAGTACGCCAGCATCGCCAACCTTCTTCTGCTTGGATATTAGTTCGTACTTGATTTGCTCCATATTCCTCATGTTCCATTCCAGCTTGAAGTTCTGAAACTTCTTACTGATGGTATCGTTCTTCTCTATATTACAGAGAGTAAAAGAAATAGGATTAGCAGTGAGATGAAGAACATGTGCCGCATGAATATTCTTTTGCAAAGAAACTGTCAGCACAAGTTCATCTATGACTATATCAGTATCTCCAACTCTGACTGCAATCTTAGGAATTGAATTATTATACTTTATATTGTGTAGAGAAGGGTCGTACTCTCTCAGATAGAGGTCTTGTGAAACCTCTTGCAATGTCAAGTCGCTCAACTGGGCAGTTGATTTTTGGTTAAGTGTAACATCACCAATATAAGTTTTACACGACTGAAATTTTCCACCTCTTGTAAAAGGCTTCTTCAATAACAGCCGCGTTGGTTCTGACAAATACCAATCAATGTTTTTTCTCGTTATCATTTTTATATGCTGCTTAAAATTTTCAATATCTTATCTGAATTAGTAATCTTTCCTCTCTCCCTTGTTGGTTGTGCAGCACCATTTACTTGGTTCATTATATCTTCAAGAGATAATTTCCTTCTCAATTCTCCACCAGTAGCACCAGCCAATTCCCTATAACAGTCATAACACAATCCCCCACAAAGCATAATGATATTGTCTGTAAGGTCGGGAGAAAAGCCTTTTATCAGAGCATGTTGTTCCTTCTTTCCTTCAAACTGTATTCGTCCCGAAGGCAAACGTTTAAATTTGAATATTCTGCTCTCAAACTGCATTTGTTTTAAGACAGTAGTAGAACCTTCACGCTTTAGCTTCTGATGTGTATATCTCATTTTAGCAAGCTGTCTGTCATAGGTTATCAATCCAGCCTTTATCATTTGGGTAGCAAGGTGTGCAGCTTCATCCTTAAATCTTTCATACAACTTCTTTCCTTTAGCAGTTGCGGCAATCGCTCCAGAGAATGCGACACCTCCACCGTTTGCTGATACAAGATTGAAAATCTCTTTTAAGAAACCGTTACCTTGCACATCAATGATTAGCTCTTTATCAGTCAATCCATGCTTAACCATAAACTGCTTAATCATCTTTACGGCTTCAAGATTAGAGTTTTTCATACAATATTGTATATCGTCACAATGGAAACCTACCCAATGCTTCATCACAAAGTTGTCTTCTCCAGTAGTTGCCATATCCACAGTAATACGCTCCTTCTTACACTTACATGGAGAAACATGAGTAAACATGTTGAGAATATCATCCTCTGTCACTTCGGAAAGATTATCCTCCTCTTCTTCTTTTTCGTCTTGTATAGAGAAATTCCAGTTAGGTTCATACATTGAATCTGCAAGCACAGATGTTGCAGCCATAGCGCGATAACCTTTGTTTGCTTTAAGCATTGCTTGGTTATCCCTCACATCAAAAGTAAAGAATACCATGCTCATAATAAAGTCCTCATAAGACATATCCGGGTCAATCTGCAAAAGATTGTCTATGATGTCTTTGCATTTGGAATAAACCTCTTCCTTAGTATTTCCCCAATAGACTTCATCCAAGTTACCTTTTACAATGTGGAAGAACCGAACAACTCCATTCATTTCTTTAATGGGTTTTCCATCATCTCCAATCCATCCCCCACCATTCTTACCACAACCACATAGCTTACGTATGAAGCATTCACGTTCTGGATTTTGAGCAAGATATATTTGGGCTTTACCCTTAGTGTTTGCACGCAGACGGGTTTGACAAGCAGAAATAGTTCTCCATTCAAATTTATTGCATTCTTCAAATATGGCTTTCTTAAACTGCAATCCTTTGAATATCTTATCTATTACAGTGGGACTTTCATTATTCAACTGCTGGAATTTGATTTCAGAACTATTGAAAAACTTCACACCCATATCGTCTTGAACCTTAATGACTTCTCCAATAGGTTCTCTTGGTTGTATTCTGAAACGTCTGTCAATAAGCGGATATATTTCTTTAAGACCGTCCACTACTTTACCAGCGTCAAAAAAGTCGCCAACGTTACGCATAAACCATACAGCTTTTGCTCCTTGGTTTTCATATAGATATGAAATTGGTGAATATCCTAATGTAAAACTTTTTCCACCTCCACCACTACCAGTAAGCACAACATAGTCAGCATTGCTTCGGATGGCTTCATATTGGCAACCCGGCAATGGACTAACAATTTTGTCTTTCTGTATTTTCTCGCTCATAATGGTTCTTTATTTTTCTACAAAAATACGCAATCTAAGCTTCGATATATGCCACTTATCGAAAAACAAGCTACATACCTTAAAATAAATATGCTACTTTTTCGATAACCACAGTATGAGTAACGAAAAAGCTATTTATTTTTGTTCAAAATAATAAAATCATTGACGAACAATGGCACAAAAAGAAGAAGTTTTATCTAAAGTTAATCAGATTTGCGAAGAACGTAATTTTGATTTGAGTGAAACATTTAGAGATAAGTTCTCTGAGAAATTTGCAGAAGCTTACAAGGATGCTCCGATTGAAGATGCTGGCTTAGTAGCCGCATTGAATATTTCAGTTGAAAGTAGCGGACATGCAAGAAAGAACGCATTCTCAGAAGCGACTAAGGGATTTGAAGCTAAGGAAGCTGAATATAAATCTCAGATTGAAGAATGGAAGAAAAAGGCTGAAAAAGGTAATGATGATGGAGAAGGCAATCAAAAGCCTTCGAAATTTGAGTTGCCTGCCGAGTACAAAGAGAAACTTGATAGGCTGGAAAAGTTTGAATTGCAAGAGAAAACGAAGTCTGTTCGCAATCAGATATACGATACAGCCAAGTCTAAGGTGAGGGAAGATTTACATGAATCTTTTCGTAACTATCTTGGTAAGCAGAATATCGCAATTGATGCTGATGTTAATGCCGAGGCAGAAAGACTGCTGAAAGATTATCAAGATATATTCAGAAGCTCTATTGGTGATATTACACCATTATCTCCGGACGGAAAGAAAACAACAATGAAAGACTACCTTGCTGCCATAAAACCCGTCAAACTTTAAATATTAAAAAAATGGCACAATTTAATTTAGAAACCTTTTTTGCTTCCGCTAAACAATTTAGAGGTGGCAAGTTCGTATGGTGGAAGGACGCCAATCACGAGGAACGTTCCAATGTTCTCTATGGCTCTACCATTGCAAACCCGTATAAGGGTTTTGGCTATGCTTTTGCGGCTGACTTGTACGAATACAGATTGTGGAAACCGGGTTTCCTTCTGAAAACGTTTAAGGTGGCAAAGGCTACTGCTGCTGACACAGACACTACTCTGTATGTAGATGGTTCTGGCTATTCTCACATTCCCGAAGTAGGCAATGTACTTATGAAAGCTCCCGATACAGTTGAAACTACGGGAAAGTCTGGTAAGGTTACATCTGTTGAGTTCGATGAAGAGAACAAGCGGTTTATTCTTACTGTTGACACTGCAATCGGTGTTCTGACTACTGATGATATTTTGGTTGAAGCTGCTGATAGCAATGGTAACGTTGCAACTGCTGCTGCTGCCGGCGCTACTGTGTTGGTTAAAAACCCGAATACCTTCATCGAAGTAGATACACAGTTCGCTCCGACTGATGGTCGCTGGGGAGTTACAGATGTTCAGCACAACATCAACACTGTTTATGGCAAGCGTGCATTTGTTGAACGTATGCAACCGCTTCCGAAGTATGTATTGGCTAAGAACCGCAACTACATCGAAGGTGTATTTGAAATCTAAAGGAAAGGAGTAGAATTATGGCAAACGCATATAAATATCAATTTAATCCCGACGAGTTAGTAAGCCAACTCTATCAAAGAGGCTTGGTAAACTCTGACGGTACGAGCGTATTTATTCAGACGCTCATTGACGAGAAAATCGTCATGGATGCAAACCAGTTCTTCTGGCAGGAACACTTTACTGTTGATGGTGGCAAGTACCCTATTGACATGAGCCGCCCGAAGCTTGACCCTGCTTATACTATCTATAATGTTACTCGCCGCCCCGTTCCGATGGCTGATGCAATGACACCGTTGAGTGAAGTTGCTCAGATGGATAACGAAGGCTGGGAACAGAGAACTGGTACTATCCCTCAGTTCGGTAAAGGCTTGTTTGAAACTTCTCTTTCAAAAGAGGAATTGAAAGCACGCTTGAATGAACTTGGTGAAGCTAATGCTACTTTGTTGGAAGGTTATGTACGTGGTGTTGCTGACTTGATTAAGACACACAACTACCGTCTTTCTAACATTGCCGCACAAGCTTTGTCTAAGGGAGGTCAGTACAGCAATGCTGATTCTCGTGGTATGTCCGGTGTCGTACATGAGTTCCCGAAGTATGTGCCTACTGAAAACTTTGTTAAGGCTGGTAAGGATGTATGGACGAACGCAGAAGCTAACATTCCGGAACAAATGGCAAAGATTGAGAAAGATTTCCGTGACCGTACTGGATTTACTGGTACAATGGAATGGGATTTGCCGTATGACATGGTTATCACTCACTTGTTGAACAACAAATACTTCAAGGAAGAAGTTAACCGTTGGATTCGCTTGTATGCGCCCGATAAAGTTATTGTTGTTACTAATGGTGCTTCCGGCATTGATACTAACATCATTTCTTGGGAGCAGCTTATTCAGTATTCTCGTTCTTCTGTATCTAAGATTTCTCCTATCCGCATTGTGAAAGAGGAACAAGTGGTACAAGACATCAAAACGATTAAGACTGTACAAGGATGGCAGGATGGCGTAGCAGTTCTGCGTCCTATTGGCTTTGCTGGTCGTGTTGTTCACTCTGATGTTGCCGATGTTATCTTGTTGCAGCGTGAAGCAAACAAGACGATTGACTATTCAATCGCTTCTGCACAGAATGACTTGGTTTATATTATTAACAAGGTAGTTCCTAACGGTATCTACAAGGCATATCATACTGATGCTATCGGTCGTTATATGCCAGTGTTGACCGAGTTTATGGAACACATTGTTGTTAATACTTTGACTGCTGGTTCTTAAACTTGGAGGGTTATATATGACTATACTTGAATGGCTTTCTTCATCTTGTCGGTATTCGTTTGAGGAGAATACATTTATGAGAATTGCTCTTGACCGCGGCATTACAGATGTAAACGAGGATGCTATGACGTTGACCCAAGAGCAAAAGGATTTAATGACTGCCGATATAATATTTACCGCAGTGTTGTTAAGCCCTTCAAGTACAGCATCTCAATCTGCCTCTCATAATAACTTCCAGCGTACAGTTGGTTCAGAAACGGACATCTATCAGAGTAATAAAATCAGTTATGCTTTGGGTATATATAAGAGGTATAACGACCCGAATTACGAGGTTCTTATCTCTGCTCGCCCAAAGATTAAACTTTTGAAAATTATAGATGTGATATGATTTCATTCAGTGACATAGAAGAATTTCCTTTTTCGGGACGTATATATAGAATCATCGAAAGCTCTATGGGTGACGATGAAGAAGATACCGTCTATGAAGGAGTAATGGACGTGAATCTTTCTGTTGCTGAATCCGGTTCGACCGCTCAAACAAGCGACTACGTTGTTTCTATTCCTTTGATAAAAGGAGAGGACGGGAAGTACATCAATCCGGTACGTAATGAGGACTGGATAGAATGTGATGTTATGGGAGAGCAAATTAAGATGCAAGTTGATAACAGCATACCTTCGATGTTAGGTGCTATAACTATATATGCAAATAGAAAAGGTGGATGGCGATAAAAGTAAAAGTTGATTTGAGTGGTTTGAAAAGGGTTCGGCAAGAACTGTTTGACAGACTTGCTGGCGAGCAAACCCAGCGACTAATAGCCTATGCACCCGAATTGTTGAAGAAAGCATATTCTGAAAGCGGATTTACCGACCAGACTTACAACTTGGCTGATAGTTATATTTGGGCTGTGTTCTATCAAGGCAATTTGCAGGGGAGCGGCTACTTATATCCGTATCAGATGGCAACTAACAACTCAAAGTATCATGGCAAGCTGACAGATGGAAGAAAACTTGCTGACGAGTTCTTGGCAAACTATACTCCTGCCACTTATATAGGATGGGATTTGGTGCTGGCAGCAACAGTGCCTTATGCTCCTATATTGGAAGGAGGAAATGCCGGAAATCCAAGACGAAGGTTTGAGGTGTTATCAACCATATATGACGATATTAAGGAAGATTTTGCAGGGAAGGCAACTGTTAAAACAATAGGGATATGAGCGTTCCGTTTCAAGAAAAAGTAATTGGTGAAAGATTATATCAAGTAATCAATAGAGGTGTAGTGGGGACACCATCAAGAATATATGAATATCCTTGTAAACAAATCCCATGAGCGTGATTGATGCAAGGCGAATGCCGATATACCAATATGTTTATTCTCTCTTCATAGATAAGGTTACAAAGTACATCTATCCGATGGAAATGCCTACCAAGTTGGAGGAGGAGATAAATGCTGGCGGTTTCATGGTTATCCGTCTGGGAGAAATTAAGGATAAGAGCCAGTTCAACTTGAATGCTCTTGCGAGCGTTCGCGTGACAGTTGAGATGTATATTCCTCCCAAGACAAGAGGTCGGCTTGATACCACCTTGCTGGAAAAGTATGAAACAAGTATATCCGACATTGTAAATGCAGAAGTTGAGAAAGCCGGAGAAAAATACGACATCTCAACTGACGGTATATTGTCAACTGATGATATATATAATGAGAGCGACAATCTGTTCTTCATGTATATTAAATCATTTATAATCAATATAAAATAACTATTTAATAATTAGACGAGATGGCTACACAAGATTTGTTGACTTACAAATGTAAGTCTTTAGGCTATGCGGAAGTCGGGGCTGGTGCAGAAACTTCTTATACTCCTCTTATGGGTGTGTTGGAAGGTTTGTCTATCAGTCAAGAAGCCGCAAGTGAAAGTGCTATTAACGGTGAGTTCTATGATACTCCGCTTGATAGCGTGGGTACACTTGGTTCTTACAAGATTGAATTTGACTTGGTTAAGTACAAACCGGAAGAGATTGCCACTATGGAAGGCGGTAAGTTTACCGCTACTACTGGCTTGTACACAATGCCTTTTTCATTCACCAACGTTTACAAGCAGTTCAAGTTGGAGTTCTACAATGGTATTGACTACATTGTTATTTACAAAGGTAAGGTCACTACCAATTGGGATGGTACTGATTTGAAGACTGCCCCGTTGAAACTGCACATCGCTATCACTGCTTTAGTTGACAATGATGGCAAAACGGTTGAGATGAAGATGGCTGAACCTTCTGTTGAAGGCTAAGACCCATTATAAATCAAGAGAAAGGGCAGTGGCTTGTTTGCTGCTGTCCTTTTTTCTTTAATACACAAATGATAATGGAAGAAAAGGATTTAATTATACCGGACGAGCTAAAGAGGGAAATATCAGAGATTATGACTGACAATCCTACGCTTGTCAAGTTAGGAGATAAGCAGTATAAGGTGCATCGGTTGAGGGCATACTCATACCAGCGTATTTTCCAATTAGCGTTGAAATTACAAAAGGAAGAGGATATTAAGGATGATAAGAGCATGATGTACGCTCTATGTACAGACTTGGACGTAAGTTCCGAGATTGTAGCAATCATTCTTGTTAATCACCTCTTCTCACCAGATGATATAACCGATTATGCGAGTGCGATAGAAGTTATGAGCAGAAATGACAAACTGATAGCTTTTATGAAGGCTCGTATTCTCAACTCTGTATTTGAGCCTGCTCAATGGGCGGCAATCATTATTGAAGCAATAAACAGCATCGACTTATCACCGGTTTTTACGGTGCTCATATCGGGGAAGGCTCTTATGGTTTCGCAGACGAATATGAGGAAGACGGTGGCGGAACAATTAACATTATGGCGGCAAGCCAAATCGGAGATTTAGGTGATTTCATACGTAGCTTTCCGCAGTTTACGTATGACGATTATCTTTATAGATTGTCTATGGCGCAAGTTCTTTTCTTGACAGTAGACAGCACCCATATTAAGTATTTGCGTGGTAAAGACAAGGAAATATGGGAAAAGTTTTGGAAACGACGTAAAAGTGATAGAAGTGAGTTGCAAGCGCCTAAGCGTAGTGTGTTAGATACTATACCAAGAATCAATTGACATACTCCCATTGCTAAAGCAGATGGGTTTTCTTCTAAAATCAAGTAAAAAGTAGCAGAGATGGCAGACAATAAAGATGTAGTTATTAGTGCTTCAATGTCTGATAAGGACTTGTTATCAAGCATTGATGAAACTCTAAAGAAGACGGAAAAGCGTCTGGAAGATTTCACCAACAAGTTGGAAGGTAAGTTGGCGAGTGTGGAGGGCTTTGCCGACCAATTGGGTAAGAATATTGGTAAGGGCTTAGTTGATGGCTTTAACCAACAAATCCGTCCTTTGGAAACAAAGATTTCCGAGTTGGAAGCCAAGCTTAAAAGTTTGGGGGCAACTAATATTGCACAAGGTAATACTGCTGCCACGCAAGCTACTACTACGAATGTATCTGTAGACGTTAATTCCATGAACCAAGCCTTGCAAGTTGCCAATAATTTGCGAGAAGTATTTTCTAAAATACAAGGAAACACTACTCGTATTAAGAATAATATGGAGCAATTGGCTACTGTTAAAACTGATGTGCAAGAGGCAAGAATTAATGTTCACGTTGCTCAAAGGGAGAAGCTACTTCAAAGAGAAATATTGCTCCGGCAGCAGACTGCCAACTTAGCAGCAAGAATAGCAAGAGAAGAGGAGAAGAGTAGAATATCACAAGGAGGTCAAAGCTACGAAAAGGCTATGGCTATGGGCAATAAGTCAATTCAAGAAAGGACTGAAAAGCTAAAAGCCTTGCAGATTGTACAACGTAATCTCTCCACGGATGATGCAGAATATGCAATGAAGCTTCGTAATGTCAATAAAGCTATGGAGGACTTGAAAAAGCAAAATGCGGAAGCTTTATCCAGTGGTATTCAACTTCAAAAGGCAAATAACAGTTTAGCTGAATCATTTAAGAACTTAGGTAAAAGAGTTCTGTTCTATACTGGATTAGGAGCGTTAACTGGCTTTGTAAAAAGTCTTATGGACGTTAGAGGTCAGTATGAATTACTTGAACGTTCGATTGGTGCTGTACTTGGTGACTTTGAAAAAGGTTCTCAGATATTTCGGGAACAACAAGAATTAGCATTAAAATCTCCATTTACCGTATTGGATTTGGCTGGTGCTACGAAACAGCTTGCTGCCTATAATTTTGAAGCGGAAGAGCTTGTAGACGTTTCAAGACGTATGGCAGATATTAGTGCTGCTCTTGGTGTCCCTATGGAACGTCTGACCTACAACTTAGGACAGATTAGAGCACAGACTGTTCTTACAGCAAGGGATGCTCGTGACTTTGCTAATGCTGGTCTTTCTATAACTACAGAGCTTGCTAAGATGTACACTGAACAAGAAGAAAGAATTGTTTCAGTAGGTGATGTCATGGATAGAATGTCTAATAAGATGGTTTCCTTTACTGATGTAATGAAAGTTTTAAATCGTTATACAGATGAAGGCGGTATGTTCTATGACTTCCAAGCAAAGCAAGCTGAAACTTTAGCAGGACAGTTATCTAACTTAACCGATGCTTATGACTTCATGCTAAATGAGATTGGTAAGGAGAATCAAGGCATGTTAACCAGAAGCATATCTCTTGTAAGAAGTCTGTTTGAGAATTGGCGAAGTGTAGCTAATATATTGACAGTTGTTGCTACTGCTTTGGGTGTATATAAGACAGCTCAAATAGCAGTTGCTACTGTACAACTTGCTGCTAATATGAATTTACGCAAGTATTCAGAATATTTGGTAATAGCAAGAAAGGCATTGAGAGATAAGGCTGCTGCGACAAAGCTTGCAGAAGCTTCAACTCAAAACTTGAATAAAACTCTTCTTGCCGTTGCAAAGAATCCTTATGCGGTAATAATTGCTGGATTAGCTGCTTTGGGAGTTGCTATTTATCAAGCATACACAAATGCCACTAAGTTTAGGAAAGAACTGGAAAGCATTACTGCTGGCGGTCTTATAAATGCACAGCAAATGACTTCTGACTTTGACGCTTTAGTAAAGAAGTTAAATGAATCGGAAAAAGGAAGTAGAAATTTCAGCGATGCTTTGAAGGAGATAAACAATACTTATGGCTCATATCTCCCCAATATGTTGACTGAAATCAACTATGCTTCTGAACTTGCTAAAAATTACAATAAAGTTGTAGATGCTATTTATAATAAAGCAAAGTCACAAGCTCTTGAAAAGAGTTATCAAGTAATAACAGAAAAGTACTCTGAACAACAACAAGATGCTATTGCCAATATTATAGAGAAAATGACAGAAGGAGGTATCTCTAAAGTAAATGCACAAGAGATTACCCGAAACTTTGTTGCAAGTTTGGATAAAGGACTTTCCAAAGGTGAAACTTATATGGCAAGATTCTACTCTATCTCTAAGAAGTATCTTGGCGGTTCTACTGCTGAAATGGAAAAGCTTAATCCAGTTGTTCAGTCTTTATTTGGTTCATCCGGAAGCATTGACAAGTTAGGTAAGGCGATTACAGAGCAAAAGAAGGCTATTCAAGAAGTTCGTGAAGCCAGTGATATTATCAGCAATAGACCAACTTATTCCAGTGTAATAGAAGGTCAAGCAATAGATAATATCAATGAGAAATATAAGAAGCTGGAACAAAATCAGAAGAACGAGAAGCTAAGACTTATCGAACTTCAAGCTGCATATAAGAAACTTGGCAATACTTATATGTACGACCAGATAACCGAACAACTTCAAAAGTACAATGTAGAGTTAAAGGATTGGCAGAAGAATGTTAATTCTATTGTTCAGAAAGCTGGAGGTGGTGCTGGTGCAGGCTTTGCCATTAAGCAGGATGAAGATATTTGGAGTTATATTGACCGATTGAAAAAGGAATATAGGTCGCTTACTGCACAACAAGAAGAAATATCTAAAGGTCTTACTGCAAGTCCCGAAGAAAAAGAATATGTTGCCAATCGTTTGAAAGTTGCAAGACAAATTGCCTCTGCATTAAATCTTGACCTTAGCACTCAAAAAGAGATGAATAAGGCAAAGAAGGAGGAAATGGATTTATTGAAGCAACAGATTAAGTTGGTAGATGATATTCAAAAGAAGTTCTTGCAGCTTGTAAAAGACACTGGTAATATAACTTATGCTACCGAAAAGGTAAAGGATGCTTACCAAGACTTATTCGATAATGCGTTTAAGGGTATCAGTGTTGATATTAACGACTTGATTACCTTTGATAAAGGTAGTGCTCCAAAGTTTTATAATAAGATAGCTGAAACCCTCAAATCGCCAGAAGCTAAACAGTTGGTTGCCGGGAAGAAAGCACAGAGTGAGATTGAATATTCTATCTCTATAAATTCTGCAAGTGTTGCTTTGGCAAAACGCAAGATTGAGGGAATGTTCCAAGGCTACGAACTGGAATTGGATATTGAAGGCGCTGGGCAGTTCGGTTCACTGTTCGCTGGCTTGTTTGAATATGACCCAGTTTCACTTGAACAGTTGGAGGCTGATGTTAATGCTACATTGAATAGTTTGAGGGAAAAAGTTTCATCCTTCCAAAAGGAACAGCAGAAATTACAAGACTTAATCAATCAGAACCCTAACGACACAAGAGTTGACAGTTGGAAAAGTCCTCTTAATACTTTGGTTCAGAATGAGAGTGACGCTTCAAAAGCTATTGAAGATATTCAGAAAAGATTAAGCGACACTATCAAACAAGCCGCATTGGATGATTTCAAGAACTTCCAGTCTATTGCAGATAAGTACGCTGAAATGGAGGATAAGATAGCAGAGGTCGAAAGAAAACGTTTGGAAGACCAAGCTTCTATCTCCAATAGAGTTACTGATGCAACTTCTGATTTGGCAAAGCTGGAATTGCAGTTGTCTGTGACTGAAAGCCCCGATGTAAGAGCGGAGATAGAAAGTGAGATTGAAGAGATACAGAACTTTATAAACGAGAAAGCTCCAAAACTCTCTCTTGCTGTTGATACTGGTGCGGAACAAGAAAAGACTAAGATAGCTTTTGAGGAATGGAAGAATACCTCTAATGCTTGGGAGAAATCATTCCAAGACTTGAATGCAATTAGCACTGTGTCGTTAAACAATATGATTGACGAGATAGAGAGGTTTGCGGTAGCTAATAGAGCCAACATGCCAATTAATGAATACAAAGAGTTAATGGCACGTATTAAGGCTTTAAAGACGGAAGTAAATTCTCGTAATCCTTTTGCTTTACTTGCAGACCAAGTTGAGAATTTGAAGGATAACTTTAAAGGACTTGACGGTTCATTTGAAAGTACTGTTGAATATGTAAGTCAGTTGGGTATGTCTGTTAGTTCCATAGGAAACATCTTTGAGCAGATGGGATTTTCCGAGGGAGTTTCTGATACTATATCTACTATTGGTGAAGCTATACAAGGTGCTTCACAAGCTGCACAAGGAATTGCTCAAATAGCAGGAGGAGATATATTAGGTGGAACAATCAACACATTAGGAGGTATCTGGCAAGGAGTATCAGCCATATTCAATGCCGGAAACAAGAAAATCACAAGAGAAGTTGAAAAGAGCGAGAGAAGAGTTAAGCAATTAGAGAACGCTTATAAGAATCTTGAACGTGCTGTTGATAAGTCGATGGGTAAAGCTGAAATTTCAGCGCAGAAGGCAGCTATTGCAAATCAGAAGGCACAGCTTGCAGAAGTTCAACGTCAGCTTCAACTTGAAAAGAGCCGGAAGAAGAAAAACCGCGACCAAGACAAAATCATAGAATTAGAGGGTCAAGTTACCGACTTACAGAATGCCATTGATGATGCTACTACTAATATAGTAAACACTTTGCTCGGTACAGATGTAAAATCTGCCGCAGAAAGCTTTGCCGATTCTTGGATTTCAGCTTGGAAAGAAGGTGCTGATACAATGGAAAATTTAGAGGAGAGCTTCGATGATTTAATAACAAATATGATTGTCAAGTCGCTTGCTTCTACGATTGTCGGAGAACGGTTAAAGAGCATGTTTGCTATGGTTAAGAGATTTACCGAAGAAAACTCTGCTGGCGGTGTAGGTATCACTACCGAAGAAGCCAAACAGATAGCTGACTTAGGTAAAGAGTTAATTCCTTTGATAAACGAGGACTTAAAGAACTTGATGGGTCAGCTTGGTATAGAGTTCGGTAGTGGAGTGAAAGACGCAGCCCTTTCTTCCTTACAGAAAGGAATCTCTTCGGTGACCGAAGAAACTGCTGGGGCTATTGAAGCTTATTTAAATATGGTTAGTGGGCAAGTGTTCCAACAAACTACTATTCTGCAAGGTATATGGGATATGACTAATGTCAATGCAGGAACGATGTCGCAGATGTTACTTCAAATGAGAAGTAGTTATCAGATACTTCAAGCCATTCAAGTTTGGACGGTAAATATTTCTACTGCCGCAGGAAATGGTGTAAATGTTAGGATATTACCCGATTAATTAATATATTTGTAGTGAGGGAGATAGATAAAGGTCGCTCCTTTGTTGAAAGTGGTTACGGTGCACTTCTCCCTCACTATTATTAATACCGTATAAACATCGTAAATATGAAAGAAAATAATGATTTAGGAATATTGATTCCTATTAAAGAGAACAACGGACAAAAAGCGGTTAACGCACGTGATTTACATGCTTTTCTTGAAAGCAAGCAACAATTTGCTGATTGGATAAAAGGGAGAATCAGTAGATATGATTTTGAGGAAGGAAAAGATTTTGAAGTACTTTGCTTTGACTATCAAGGTAACTTATTGAATATCAGACATCATAATTTTATGAAGACTGATAATCAGCAAGTTAGTAAAATAGAATATGCACTGTCAATTGGAATGGCTAAGGAGTTGTCAATGCTTGAAAACAATGAACGAGGAAAGCAGGCAAGAAAGTATTTCATTACATGTTAGGAGAAGGCTGTTTCCGGTATCACATTGCCTAACTTCAATAATCCGGCAGAAGCCGCAAGAGCATGGGCTTTGGAGTATGAAGCAAAACAGCAGGCGTTACTTGAAGCTAAGGAGGCACAAGACAATGTTAAACGCTTGGTGCATGATTCTAAAACTTATACTGCTGGCGAGATTGCAAAGGAAGTTGGTTTGAGGTCTGCAATAGAACTTAACAATCGGTTAGCTAAGATGGAAGTTCAGTTTAAGCAAAACGGTACATGGCTATTATATGCCAAGTATGCCGACTTAGGTTACACTTCTGTTAAGCAAACTGTATTAGATAACGGACGCATTATTTATGATAGAAGGTGGACGGGTGCTGGACGTGATTTTATAGTTTCCTTATTTAAAGAAGAATGATGGAGCATAACTTACTATACTTTTACAAAAACTCTTTGTTACGGGACTTGTGTAGCGAGTACAATAAGGAGTGGAAAGCCTGCAAGGAGGATAGAGAGAAGCTAATGCAGCTTGCCTTGCAGCAACAGAGTATTCCATATATGGCAACTTCAATGTATGAAGGCTGGGGAATGTCCGTAGACTTTTTGAAAAGGGAGTTTGCTGACTATATAAATGGGAAGCACACTTTTAATAATGTTGATGGAGTGGATGGTTATACTTACTCTATGTGGGTAGATAATCACGATTATATAACCTTAAAAGAGGACGTTTCTCACTTCGTCCAATGTGATAGCCGCATATCGGTACAAGAAACTAAATGCCCAACTATATATATATCTAACAAGTCTAATGTTCACTTGGAATTAGACGGATTCAATGCCATACGTATCTATCTGTTTGATGAAAGTGTTTTGACTATTGACTATGTAGACGTACACAGTAATGTTGTAGTCTATATGTATTCTCCCAAATGTGAAGTGAAGGTTTTAGAGAATGATGGTAAAGTAAAAATGTTCACTAAAGACTTACGATTATGAAACAACCAAGAAACATATTATGCGATAAGAGCGCAGCTACAGTGTTCTATAAAGCAGAAGGTGAAAAGAATGTTCAAGAGCCATTGCCCGAAAAGATAATGAATCTGTTCTTATCTTCTTCTCCCTTAGTCCCAACTTTAGCACCATTTACAAAAGAAGACCCGGAATTTGTTGCATTGTTGGATAATGCTTATGAACACATAGCAAATCAAAAAGATTTTTTGACTTTTTCTTTGACGCATCCGAATAAATATTATAATGTTTATGTGTCTAAATCAATAGAGAAGGCAGAAGATGCACCAGAGGGAATACCGGATATGGAAAATGATTATTTAGTATTGAATATCTCATTAGGTGCTAATTATATAGATTTCTATATAACCAACGCAGGAGATGTGTATTATTTATCTTATACGCCATTCTGATTATGTTAGGAGCAAATATATATTTCGTAAAAGCTGGTATTGAAGACTATACCGACTTCACAGTTAAATGGAAAGGTCTTCGTATATTGAAGATGGACGGATTTCTTGCACAAGGAGAACCCAAGAATATCTATACGGCTTCTTGGATTAACAGCAACAAGGAAGATGTCTTCGTACCGGATAAAGTGTGCTACGAAAATCCCGATGTAGAGATTTCGTTTATCATAGATGATTTCCACGATAGTACGGTTGATGTCCGTGCGGTTCACAAGAACTTCATTAGTTATATGACGAGCCACCAAGTGACTATCAAATCTGAATATGCTGGTGCAGAAAGTAAGTTTGTATGTTTAGATTCTTATGAACCTACAACTATAATAGTTAATCGCCCTACTGGTAGGAACTATATTATGGGTACTTTGACTATGCACCGTATAGACGAGAATACCTATCTTTAACTAATAAAAAAGCACCTACTTCGCAGCAGATGCTTTAAAAATGAAAAAACACAAAGTCGAATAACCTATATAGTTAAGATACAATGTATTATGAAGAATGATATGAAAAAGAAAGTGAGAGTTGTTAACGGCTTCAATGCTGCTACGGGTAGCTCAAAGCCATGTTTTTTACCAAGTTCTCTTAGAACTAAATAGTTTATTTATGCCAATATCAAGTGGGAAAATCGTAGCACCCGTCAGTATTGATGATGTCCGCACAGCATTGGGTGTATCAAGTAATGACTTAGGTTATTTGTGCAAGAATACTCATGGCAAAACAAATATGTGGGCAAAGTATAAGCCCGTAATATACCCATCAGAAAATATCAATCTTACAAACTCAAATTGGTGGAAAAGCAGTAATGGGAATTGTGGCATTGATACAAGCGGTGCGCAGGCTGGTACTTATAAGGATATAGTAAGTAAAATGACTTCTGACGGAGCAAATGGATATAAGTATTCACCGCCACAAGGAGGAAGCAATGCACCTTTCCGGCTTCTTGACTTTGAAGGGTATATGCCGGAAGCAATGGCTCCAATTCACTCGTTTACAGTTCCAAAGCAAGTAGATAATCTAAGTGGCAGCACCTTTTTTGCCACAGTAGCTTATAATCCATCGTCTTCAATGGGAGGAAGTCTATCGTTAAGTGATATAGGTGGATTGGTATGGCAGGGCGTGGCTTATACATTAGGGGATATGTACTTTGGTGTATATATGGTTCAGAAAGGAGGAACAAGGTCGAAACGACTGACTGCTGATAGTCCGGGGACAATGCAAGTAAAAGTGCCTACAAATGGATTACCAGTAAACACATATAATGTCTATCCCTTCTTGTCTACTGTAAAGCTTGGCATACTGGACGCGGATAAGGATGCTGGCTATTTCACTTTGCCTAATACTAAGGTTGCCGAGATACAAGTAGTAAGTACCACATATAATATCATCATCAATGCTGGTATTGGAATGATTGCAACTACATTGACCGTGATTGTTCAAGTCAAGAACCCGACAAGTTCAAGCAAGACCTTTACTAATAATTGGCTGTGGGTTCGCTTCGCTAAACATGACTTGTTTGACCCACTGATGATTGGTGAAACAAAATTAGAGTTAGGAACATTCACTGTGGCTGCTGGTGAAACATACACAGTTATTAGAAAGAGATTTGATATAGAAGCAGACGAATCCTATAAGGTCTGGGTTACTCTTGATTCATCGAGATATACAGATTCCGTAGTGCCTCTACGACCAATAACGTAACAATAGAAAAGGGGAACTTTCACAAGCTCCCCCTAACCTCTAAATAAACTATGTAATATGGAACAAATACTATTCTCCGACAAGAACTTCCTGCAAGTCCATGATGGTACTTACATTGAAGTCGTTGGAAGCGATGTACTTTCCGAAAGCGTCCTCACTCAACTTGTCATAGGTGAGTTCGTTCTCCTTGTCGCCCTCTTCTTTCATCAGCTTCTCAATGGTATTGTTGAAGTTTTGGAAATATTCATTGAGTTCCTTGCGCTCCTCAAAAGAATATTCGACTTCCTTCCCTTGTGATTGCATTTCCTGCCAGTGTTGGGCTTTCTTCTGCATCTCTTCCATTTTATCGTCTTTCAGCTTCTCGTGTGTCAGCTTGACAAATTCCTCATAGCCTTCACTGATTGGCTTAATAGCACGTAATGCTTTAATAACTTTAAACTTGTCAGCATCCTCCATCTTAGTGAGTTTGCTATCGTTCATTGTCTTATAAACGCTTACAATTTTAGATGTTTTCATTATTATATTGTTTTTAAAATGTTTCTATAAAAAGCATCTATTTTCACAAACCGATGCTCAAAATGAATAACTTACAAAGTTTTAATAAATAAAGGCATGTTAATAGTATCTTTCCTTTTCCTCACTCCATACAAACTGATGGTCGCAATGCTTGCATTTAGAATTGACGCCACGAGGGAGGTCAATTTCTTTTCCGCAGTTGGGACATACAGCATTATAAGGAGGATAAACTTGGATAAAGTGTCGGTTAAACTTGGCAACTCCATCTTCTCCGGAATCTCCGAACTTATCCACATATATTTTGATGGCGTTGAGCAAGTCCTTTGCATCGGCTGCGTCAATGTCCTTGTATTTCTCTTTCAAGAACTTCGCCAATATCTTTCTTAGGTCTTCTGCGTTGAAGTCAATGTCTTCAAGCTGCAAGGCAGTATCTTTGATATTTCTATCATGCTCTGCCCTAAGAAACCTTATAGTTTCTTTAATGTCCGTCCGTTCAAGATAGTCTGTAACCTCCAAGCTACATCTTTCACGGAACTTAGGTATTTGTTCTTCGGTTTTCTTTTCGTACTCTTTCCCTCTGATAGTAACCATATAGGATTGTATCTCATTGATACCAATAGCCACCATCAACGAAAAAGAGAAGTCAAGAGGAGAGAGGTTATCTATCCCTCTTGATTTCATCAAGCTCTTTGTCTGCTCGTAATTAACCATTATTTCAACGCTTCTGCTTTGAGGTCTTCAATTACAGAATCAATAAGGTCACAAGCCTCTACTTCGATGTCCTTTGAGCCGTTGTAGCTTCTGTTGACTTGTCCCCCATCGGATTCAGAATAAGAGAAGTTGCCGTACTGTCCGGTAGTAGAGTTTACACTACCATTGAATGAATCAATCAATGATTGCGAATCGATTGTAGCGTCACCTTCCAATGTGATAGTGCCAGTTGTGTTAGACACATGATAGGAAAGTCGCTTGTTGGTAAAAGTTGTTCCAGCCATTTCGTTTTATATTTTAAGTTTAGACTTCACTACAAAAGTAGATAAAATCTGTGAAAGTTCCAAAAAACCTTCCTACTTTCACAAGCAAGAAGGGTATAAGAATATTAAAATCACTCTTAATGAAAAATTGAAAATCAATCTAAACTATCTTCACAGACGGTATTTTTAAGTAGTCAAATTCGACCACTTTAGAATTTTATTGTACAAAATATATCATCGGCAATTTCTTTGAACCTATTAGCTAAAGACTTTAATATCTTTTCTTTGATTATATCTGAATCTTCAAAAGGTTCTTTAAAGATTCTCTCTGTTTCTTCTAAATCTGCCAATATCTGGCGCAAAGCTTTATTTATTTCCTCTGCTCCGTCCTCTGACAGACTTTTGTGTGGGCAAGTCATGATTTTACCGACAAGAGATGATAGGTCTGCATCTACCTTACATTCAAATTGAGTAGCCTTTTGAGTAGTACCTTCTTTACCTTCAAGTTCGATACGCATCATAATGGCGTAGTTTGCAAGGTCAGTCAGCGTATCAGACACCGATTCATAATTAGGCTTCTCATTACTATTAAGCAATGACTTCAATCGGTTAAACTTATCTTCCATGCGAACAATGCCAGCTATATTGCCATGTTCTTTGATTGACTTGCCGAATGAATCGCCATAATCTTTGTTCTTGTTTTCGTAGAGCGTTGCCATTTCAGCAACTATCTCTTTAAATCTTTCTATCTTATTCATCTTTAAACTTATTTCGTTTAACTTGTTCTAAGCAATCATAAATATATCCGAGTAAATAGCAAAAGGGTTCTTGGTCTTGGGAATTAGCATACGAGCCTATTTCATCAAATAACGATATAGCTATATGTCCTGCATCGTGAGCCAAATCTTTGTTTGGTGCATTTGGCGTCATTAATGCGAGTATTCCAAGCATCTCTGTATCTTTGTATTGAACTCTTGGTGTAACTCTTATACTAAAAGGACTATCGCTATCATCCAATTCCCAATCTATTTCGTCACCATTGTATCTACAAAAAGCTTCTTTTAGTTCCTTCTCCGTCCATTTCTTAATTACCCATAATTTTCTTGGATAAGGAGTTAGATTAAATTCATGTATTTTCATGCTACCACCAAAATATTCCTCCCCAAATCGCGTAGAATATGATTAGGGAGAATGACCATAAAACGCTCATAAAGCCAGCTATAAAAGGATTTCCATAATCGCTAATTTTGTATAGCCAGTATATAAATGCCATGCCTATTACGACCGCAACAATGTTACTCCACGTTATCATTCTTCATTTCGTTTAAGGCTTCTCCTTCATCAACCTCTCTTTTAGGAATGGCAATTGATTGTTTAAATTCACCACCGTTATCCCTTATCAGAATCTCAATCTTGTTCATTGCCTCACGTTCGATGTTGCAGATTTGTTCCTTCAAATCTTTTACCTTTTCTTCATCAAGCGTTGTTTCAAGAGAAAGATAGCGGATAGTTTCGATATACTTCTGATAAAATTCGTTGCGAGAAATATCGGAAGGTGCTGGCATGAGCATGGTATTGCTTTTTGCCAAGTATGAGAAGTACATACACATTACATTGGTGACTTGCAATGTATCTCCTCCAACGGCAAAGGCTGGCTCGGAAAGCGTATAAATCCATCGCTCTGTATGCTGCAATACCTTAACAATCTCTTCCGGCATTTCGTCAGCATGTTCCATCAGTTGAGAGAAGCTGAAACCTTGTACATTCCCATTCTTGTCCTTAACTTCTCCGAACTGTTTGTTTGCTTCGATACACTCACAGAATGTTCTAAGCCACAGATAGGGATTGGAGTAACCGCCACTGGCTACATTGGTAAATACGTTTCTATGGAAGTTGGTAGACACAACAGAATAATCCTCGGTAACTGCAATAGAAATGCCTCTATCGTCCAGTCTGCAATACATGTGTCCTTTAGTCTTTGGCACGAATACATAGGAAGTACCTATGAGTTTTACAAGCTGTGCCTTGCTCATTTTACTAATATCCATCATATCATTTTTGGTTATTTATTTTTCTTTTTTTCGTCCTCGTAAACTAAATACAATTTAGCTTTGACAGCCTCGTCAGATTTCAGAGAGTGGGCGTTTCTTATTCTTTTACTTTTAAGGAATGCAAGAGCTTCTTCCCGGTTACTGATGAATGGGTATATCCACTCCGGCAATTTCTCCTCCTCAACTTTGACATCTTCCATGATAGCTTCTTGACGTTCTTCCAGCAATTCTTCCATTGCCATCATGTTAGCTTCGTCCAAGTCCATGCTTTCAATGTCAGCTTCCACAAAGTCGGGAACTGGATAGCATTCAAGAATTTCTGTAAATGTCGCCAAGCAGAAATCTTTAACGACTTTGACAGCTTCGTCCTTCTCTTTATTGTACCGACAAATTGCATAGTTTTCTGTTCCGTCAATCCGTCTTACAAGGCAAATTCCTTTGTTAAATTCGGAAACCTTGTCCCAAGTTTTTTTAGGGAGTGACGGAATTTGAAGCGTTGCGAGGCAATCGTCTAAATAGTTATTTTTATCCATTGATTTTCTTTTTTAAGATGAAGCAAAGATAGACTAAATTTTGGAAAGTTCCAAAAAATAAGGGAGAGAATTTAATCCCTCCCCACAAGAAAATTAGAAATGCAATTTGCCAGCTAAAGAATAGGTTTAAAATGCTGTTATATTATGAACCAAAAGTTTGTAGCACAAATGTAGCAATAAACTTTAGTTATTCAAAATATAAATCGGGATTTTCTACAGATTTTGTATCACCATTGCTCTTTGAAACTGGAGATATGTTGTTCAGAGAATACAGATTGATTGTCTGTATGTGGATATTGGTTAACTGAACCTTATCGCCATGTTTGGTTTCTTCCAGCTTGTTGTATATCTTCCCAGTAAGTTCAACTAAGTTGCCTACATTGAAGTTGTCGAGAATGTATCGTGTCATTGTTCCTTTTGCAAGGCATACATGATAATCTATCCTATCAGCTACCTTATAGCCTTTTTGGGTAGTAAAACCCTTTTCGCAAGTTTTGAGTTTCACCATTACCCCATAACTACCGACTTCTCTAATGTCAGTAATCCATCCTACAAGTATAGCCTTATTCATCTATATTAGACCATTCAGAAGTTTCCAACAGAGCTTCAATCATTTGATTGTCAAGAAGTGGATAGGGATAGACTATCGGTTCTCCTTCTTCTGATAATGGTTCAACTTGTGGTACAAGTTCATTATATATTTTCTCATGCAAAAGAGCTTTTGTTTCGTCTACATTCTTTCTTCTGACTTCCCAGTCTTTGTCGAACTGTTTTAAGTCCTCAATAGGTATTTCCAGCCATCTCATAATCAATTATATTTTAGTTTATAGTCATTAATTACTTTCTCAATTTGCAAAGGTGTGAGTTCGTCATAGAAACCAAATCTTTTTCATTCAGCAATAACCTAACGTAAGAGTATGAAAAGCGCAGACCATTGCCATACGCCTTCTTGGTTCACCACAAACCACAATACATTATGGGGAAGTCTGCGCCTAAATAGGTACAACTCACCCAATATGTATTGGTTCATAGCTCGTTATATTCCGAGGTGGTGATTCAGAAGGCGATTGAGCTATAATTTCATAAGAAGCATTAACTACTTAATGCGTTACAAATATACTATTTCACTTTGAATATACAAACTTAAAAAGTATATTTGCAAAGTAAACTTAAATATATTGTTATGGCTAAAACACGAAAAATTGGCAGAGATGCAGAAACTGGGCAATTTATCCCAATAGAAGAAGCCAAAAGGCGTAAAAAACTGCTATAGTAGAAACCATTAAAACACCTTCTACGATTAAGAAAAAGAAGTAGGAGATATTTTAAGGTAAATTTGTTTAGTTATATATTGGATAAGATAGGCATAAATTTCATCTGTTTTATATGACAATTTTATTCCAATTTTATCCAATATAAACATTACACAATGAAAAATTTCATGTTGCAAAATAGATAATTCATCTATAGTTTTAGGTATAATATCCATGTATAGTACAGTCTGATTATCATTTAGAAATAGACTTTTATATTTACCTTTTATATCTTTTTGTGAAAGATTTATACCGTATTTTTTCAAATTCATAATTAAGCCTTTTTTATTTCCAAAATGTACCATTATATGAAAAGGGTAAATTTGACAATCTATGATAAAATTCATAAAGCATTATTTAAAAACTATACTTTCTTTTTTTTAATATTTGTTTTAGGAATACTCATTCCCATAAGAAGTTTATTAAACTCCTTCTCTGAGGCTGTGACTTCTGCCTCCTTAATTGTTTCCTTTTCTTTTTTCTTTTTAGCCATGATAGTTTATAAATGTTAGACAAAAGTAATTAAATCTCTCAATATCACTAATGTTTCGGGTATTAAATCTGAAAACATATTCGTCAATATATCGCTGGAGGTGCTTTTTACTAACCGAGTAATAAGTTCCAAATATCATTCTTTTAAAGTGCGACCAAGCATTTTCAATACCATTTGTACTTACTTGTATGACTTCTCCCTTATCTGTTGTGTAGGTAGAGCCATAGTAATGTTTCTCATGGTCTACTGACCTTTGAATGTAATCATTGGTTATTCCTCCATAGTCCCAGCCGTCAGTATATATGACGCTTCCAAATTTAACATAGCCTTTTATCAGAGGGAGCAGTGTCCTTACTTTGGTATCGGGCACTACCTTTGCTACTAAATGACCGTTTCTTTCCAGCATTCCGAATACCGGAACTTTATCCTTGAAAGAACGACCTTGACATTTCTCAACTTTCTTATCCTTATGCCGATTTTTGTTCTTGCCTCCGACAAAGGTTTCGTCAATCTCAACTTCTCCTTTCAATTTATGTTCATTTTCAACTCCCATTGTATCCCTAATCTTTTGAAGCATTTTCCATGCTGATTTCTGAGTAATACCCAAATCTCTCGCCAACTGACAAGAAGAAACGCCACGTTTGTGCGATAGAAACAAGAACATTGCATAGAACCAATATCGTAGTGGTAACTTTGTGTTAGCAAATTTAGTTCCCGTTTTCACGTCAAAGTATCTACCAGTATTCTTGCATTTATACTTCCCATTGCGACACTTGTAGACTTTAGATGAAGGGTCAAACGGAGAAACCGGATTTCCACCCCATCTTTTGTCCTCATAGTATCTAATGCAACTCTCCTCGTCAGGAAATAACTTAGAGAATATTAATTGTTTATCTGTCTTTTTCATAGTCATACTATTAAATAAAGTACAATACAATCAATAAGTTCGTAACTATCCAAGAGAATGAAGCAATACTTATTAACATCTGCATTTCGCTTCATAAGACCAATCAATATGTAAAAGAACACTCATGCTTTTAAACATTATCTTTTAACAACTATATCATTTGGAGTTTAGAAGTTTTAATCATACTTTTGTAAAATCAAAACACATATAAACTATGATAACTCCCGAATTAAAAGATAAAGTATTGAACAATCTGCTTAGTCATAATGATGTAACTTATACTTTTAACATTATACAATTAGCCAATGAGCTAAATTGCTCCAGTGATACAATAAAGAGCTATTTTAGACTATTTTAATCGTTTAAATCTTATAAGTGCTACAAATTATACTATTGGGGGAGATGTTATAATTTCTCTCAACGTAGAAGCAAGCGATATGGCTCTCCGAGGAGGGTTTGTAGCCCAAGAGGAGCTTATAAAAAAGAATTTTGAAAAGCTTTTGCTTGAACTTGATTCTTTGAAATCTAAGTTTCCTAAAAATATTGAAACTATTACCAGTATTATTGGGAATATCAGTAATGCTTTGCAGTTGACCCGTTGGTTTGGATAGTTCAATTTTTGCAATTATACTTTCTAATTGTTCTAAGATTGAATTGCTTCCTATTACTGATTCTTCTGATATAATTCTTTCTCCATCAATATAAAGAATTCTATATGATACTTCATTTTCTTTCATAATCGTTATTTTTATTAGTTATTACTTTTAGTTATCAGTTTTAGACAAGTGTCACTTTGTATATAAGTGCCTTAGTCTATTAGTTCAAATTCATAAGCAAATGTATAAAGATTATTGTTCCATGTGCCACGACCAGATATTTTATCTATGAGGGCGGCAAAGGCTTCACGTGGAGTATCAAATCCATCGTCTTTGTTTCCCTCAAATTCATAAAATATAGATGGCGGAAACTCATCATCACCCGAATCTTCATATATCCCTTCTTTCAAGCAATCTTCATCGCTAATGTCCTGTAAGCGTTCAACCTTACAATCTGTAAATTCAATATGGCGGGGCATTAGGTCGGCTTTCACAAACATTTTATTAGTCCAACCGGGATGTAATTTCAGTTCAGGCAATATAGAATCCAAGTATTCTAAGTAAGCTGCATTTTTCCCTTTTCTATGAAATCGGTCAACATCCATATAACTTTGCGCAATGGCAACAACTTCTCCGATTTTGTACTTAGGAAGTATTTCTCCTCCATCAAACTCCCGTCCGTCCGCATCATACATACAAGGATAATCAACTATCTTTTTGTCAGATTGACGGATATGTACATTGAATCCGGCTACCCATTCACCCCTAAAGGTTCTTGGGCATTTGATTATACGTCTCGTCATAGTCTTTCGACCATCCAATACGGCTTGTGTTAAGCCATAGTCATCATTGAACATTATCTTCTTCATTATTCAGCAAATTAGGATTATCAAAAATATTACCTACAACTTCTTCTATTACATCACAGTGGCAAAATGGAATTAATTCGCCATTCACCTCTCCGATATACCCAAAACATCCATCCTTTATTCCGACCTTGTTGTATATCATACAACCATCGTCTTCGCTCATAAGTAATATGTCGCCTTCATAGATTTCTTTTCCATTCTTGTCAAATAGTCCAGTGAACTGCCCAACGGTTTCAGCCAATACGTCGTAGCAGCGTCCGTCTTCTTGGGAATATATTTGTGCTTTATCCGTAAGGATAAATCCGTTTTTATCCCTTCCGGCAGTATAGAAGAAAGAGAGATATCCATATCTCCATTCTCCCGTATCAATGTCCTTTCCTCTAAATTTTATTTTTCTTACCATAACATTATACTTTAACAATTTCAAATTCATCGGCATGTTCTTTACCAATCCATTCTCGTTTTTGCTTTTCAGTAGCGGTTTCGTAAATCGCTCCACGCTTAGATAAATGCCTTTTTCTAAAGATACTTTCTTCCCCTAATTCATAATATTCATTTCTTGACGGATAACGACCTTTTGCCCTACACCAAAACAAGCCAGTTTCTTTATGTCTAAACTTCACTGCCATCTTTTATTTTTTAAGTCTTGCTACAAAGTCCTCCAAGTACATAGTCTGATTGATACCGTGTACTTCGTTAAATACATCTACTATCATTTCCTTTGCCGCTTCAATAGCCTTTTTTTCGGTTACTTCAACTGCCAGTTTGCAGTCTTGAACAGTACTAATATGTTCCTTTTCAACCACTCTAAAAGATACACTCTCTTCATCTTTCCTCTGATGCGGTAAACAGTATATATTATCACATTCTTTCTGATAAAAGAAACATTTTCCACAAGGGAAATCAAGCACATTTACCACTTCTAAGGTTACTCCTTCATATTCAAATCTTTCACCTATTTTTTTATCTTCAAACATGTCATTTAGTTTTTAGTTCTTCACTCAACAACAAAGTATCTATTTTGGAATAAAGTCCTTTGTCTTTAAATTTACGTATTCTCTTAAAAAGATTACCAGTCAGACAGAATCGGTATGACTTACCTACAATATTTGGTATTTCTTCACGTTTAACCCGATTATCTTCACACATTGAGGCAAGCATATCGACCTGCTGTCTGGTGGCTACACAAGTACCCGACTTGTTTTTATCTATGGTAGTAACTACAAATTCTTCCAACCCTACTTCCTTTGCAGCCGGGAGAAGTCTTTTTAGATACTTCCTGCACATCTTCTGTAGCATAGGCTATTCATCTGACGGTTTATAATCCCAGCCATTCAATTCATAGCATCGCTTGCGGACAACTTCTCTATCCCAATGCTCAAATATCTTAGTCCCTCCCATGCCGTCCTTTTCTCGCTCATATAAAGCCCACTCTCTTCCTCTTGGCTCATAGTAATACTTTGGTTGACTATTTACCAAGTCCTTGTATTCTTGCTCCGTCATATCAATAGTCAAATTTAGTCATTAGAAGAGCTTCGGATAGAGATAACTCTTTGTCGGAAAATGTAATCTTAATTCCCTTGCTGTCATCTTTAGGAAAATGAAATCTTATGCCTTTCCTTGCATTCAAAGCATCGGCTATCAATTCAATGTTAAGTGGGTCAATAAGTACCTTTTCCGCAAATCCCGGTTTGAATTGACTTATAACTTCGTTATAATTGGGATATTTACTATCTATATTTGCGAACCTATACTTTATATCCCAATCGTCATATATAGCGTGGAAACCATCTTCTTCAATCTCAATGATATTATGCTTGATAATTTCCTTAAAATTCTTTGCACTAATTAGTTTACCGTCCAGTAATTCCTTCTCTTCTTCTCTAAAGTTACAAATCTCATTTAGGCAAGCTTTAATTAATATCATTCCGTTGGAGGCAATTGCATATCCATCTTTGAAATATATGCAATTCATTACTGGTCTAAGAAGGTTATTTTCACAAGCTAAATGCAGCTTTATCCCCTTGTTGAAATTGTGTCTAATCTTCTTCATATCATTTGGTCTTTTAGTATTATAGCATCTACTTTGGAGTAGACACCTTTGTCTTTAAATTTACGTATTCTTTTAAAAATCTTTTGTTCGTTGCACTTCCGGTATGATAGACCGAGTAAGTCGGGAATTTCCTCCCTTTTTATTCTATCATCCCCACATAGAGAAGCCAGCATATTGACTTGTTCTACTGTGGCTGTGCATCGTCCATTTTCGTTTTCGGCAATAGTCTTTTCGACAAATTCATCAAGACCGATATCTCTCGCTTTCCGGTACAACTTTTTCAGATACTTTCTGCAAAGCTACTGTAGTTTGTTATGGCAACTCATAATAGTTTCTTTATAATATCTCCATTATATGATTCTTTAGTTAATTCTATAAATTCATATATTGTAAATGAATCTTTTTCAATATCTATACCTTTATTGATACAGAATGACAACCTTCCTTGCTTGCACGAACCGGTTAGCACATGATGCCAATAAAATAATTCTTTAGCCGATACCTTTTTAGTAAAGTCTGGAAAATGCTTTTTAAAAGCTTCTATCCTTTCCTCCTCGGTTGAATCGTCATACAATTTTTCTTGAAGCGAAGCAAACGCATCGTGCAATGTTTCTCCATGAGCGAATTTCCCATTCTCTTTTGCAACAAATGTTTTAGTCAATGTAAAGTCATCGTTCAGTATATATCCTTTAGCTACATTGTCATGAATATGGTTGATAATTGTAGGAATATCATCAATGATATATACTTTGTCGCCATTGAATGTTTTAATTCCATCGCCATAGCCAGAGCCATAGCCAGAGCCATCGCCATCGCCAGAGCCAGAGCCATCGCCATAGCCAGAGCCATAGCCAGAGCCAGAGCCATAGCCAGAGCCATAGCCAGAGCCATCGCCATAGCCATCGCCATAGCCAGAGCCATCGCCAGAGCCATCGCCATAGCCAGAGCCATAGCCAGAGCCAGAGCTAAGAAATAGCTTTATCTGTTCTTCCATACGTCTACCTCCTCAATGGATTTGACTGCCTCTTCCGTACAAGGAATAATCTCGATTACTCCAAGTATTGTGATAGTGGGTACGACTAAGGTAAACTTACATTCGCTTGGTCTTTTTGTCCCTTCGACCGCAAGCTGTGAAATGGATGCAGCTCCGTACCAGCACCACAATCTGCGGCAGTCTGTCAATACAACTTCACTGCCATTCTTTTCTTTCAGTGTTCCGAAGAATACTCCTGCTCTGTCTGCTCTAATAATTACTTTTTTACCAATAAAATTGCTCATATCATTATAATTGGGTTTTATAAAGCCCGCCCAAGGCTATAGTACATATTATTTGTGGGGCAGCAACCTAATGCTGTCCCGATTTAATGTTTCTAAAGAATTGCTGAATGCCTAAGAATAGGATAACGAGAATGACTGCTATGTTAGTGTAGCAGATAGTCAGAAACGCGGAATTCGATGTGAATAAGACATCATTGAAGTTTCTTTGGACGCAAAGAATTAAAAGGTAAACAATGCCAATTTGATGCCTCCAACAAAATCTTAATGAAATACTAAGAATGAGTAAGAATAGAGAAGTAATGAATGAGATTTGAATATACTCTGCAATGGTAAATGATATAGGAGTATAAAGATAGTAATATCCATCTGTACCCTCATACACAAACACAATCAGTAATAATACTGTTGTGGCAATCTTAGTTACTTGAACTAATACTTTTCTTAATATAGGATATAAACTATTCATTACTTTCTCTAAACTTAATATTTCCAACTGGTGTTTCATTATGACGTGGTTCAATAATAACATCTGGGTTCTCTAAAGTCGGAGATGCTTTAACCGTATCTTTTTGAAATTTAACTTTAACACGTATATCACCAACATTAGTATCATCTCTACGAGGAGTTCTACGTATCTTAGGATTTGTGATAACTGGCATCTTTCTCTTCGTAGTGTCAGACGGAATACTATCGTTCTTCGTCTTCACATTCACTTTTATCTTCACCATCTTCTACTTTTATTAAGTGACCTTTTTTATTTCCATAGGCAAAGTGACGGGCTTCGACTTTATTCTTAGCTATCATATAATAGACAGCCGAAGTAGTCTTGCCAATTCTCCTTGCGTATTCTTTTACACTTATCCACCTCTCCATAATGGTTCTTACTTTTGTCCCGTACTACCATATCCGTTAGCACCTCTGTCGGTATCAGAAAGCTCTTCCACTTCTTCCCATTCGATTGGCAAGGTAATACCTATCTTAGCTTGGATTATTCTATCTCCTACCTCGTACTTTGGCATGGAGGGCATAACATGATAAAATACAGCTGACATCTCACCACGGTAAAGTTCATCAATAGTTCCCTCACAGTTGGATAAGACCATACCAGTTTTCCATACGCTGCTTCTCGGTCTAAGGTCAAGCGACAAATGAAAAGGGCACTTGGATAAATCTATATCCGTGTTCAATCCCATATCTATAGTAGAACCTTTCAATATAGTTTCCCAATCTCTTTCCATTTCTATCGCAATGCCTAATCCATACTTATAAACGTTAGGTGCAATTTCCTCGCATGAAGTAGCGCATAAGTCCCAGCAAAAGTCAGATGGGTATTTCTTGAATGGTGAAGGAACTGATTTATCCAGCTTCTTAAATTTTATCTTCATTGTAAATTTGGTTTTGATTACAGTGACAAAAGTAGCTGAAATTTTGGAAAGTTCCAAAAAAAAGAGGTCGTAATTGTGTTAAAAGAAAGAGAGAAAGTACGATTGTTACTCCCTCCCTTTCGACTTAAAATAAACGAGATTACAAACTACAAGTTCACAATATCCACATAGTTAGATTCAACAACTCGTTCGATTCTCCAATCAGCCATTGAAGCGGACATAGCTTCTTTGACAGTGTTTGTTGCCTCTTCTGTTGTATCAGCTTCAACAATCAACATGCAAGGTGTCTTCTTCTCGTCACCATCGTCATTCAGAGTAATGTAGTTGAGCTTTACCATAAACAGCTTCTTGTCCTCCTTGTCCTTATCTCCCAAAAATTCTTGGAAGTTCGTCCGTCCAACTGCAAGAACTGAAAACTCTTCTGCTTGGTAGATAGACAGTTCTTCATTCATCAGCTTTTCGCATTCCGTGCAACTCATAGCGTTTACAAGATACTTTTCTGTTACTCTCTTTTGCTTGCCTCTTTCGTTGATTTTAACGTAAGAAACTTTTGCTTCCATTAATTGTACTAACATGATTAATTCTTTTAATTGATTAAAAACTAAAGTTATTTATTCCTACCCACCCGACTACTCTGAATCGGCAGATAGTGCTTATTATTTTGCTACTATATTCCGGTGAATACATGAACCAATTACCTAATAGATATTCCCCGTGAAAAATCATATTATTTTCGCAGAGGAATAGAACTTCTTCGCCTTCTTTCGGTAAATACTGCTCTATTTTCGTAAATTCGATTTTATTTTCCATTTTAAAAGGGTAATTCCTGCAATTCGTTACCAAACGGTAATTGATTGCTCATATTGTCATATATGTCTTGTAAGTCAGAAACATCAGATTCGGGTGTCGGTTCAAATGTCAATTGTGCTGGTTGCTCCTGCCAGCCATAGACAATGTTCTCTGATATTTCGTTCTTTAGCCTACGGGATTCGACTTCAAAGTACATGCCTACCAATAAGTCTATCACTCCCATACTTCGGTTCTTGCAGACTTCAATTACAGAGTTATACTTTAGATATGGGATAACTTTGTCCTTACCGAAAAACTCCCCTGCCCTCTGCTCAAAGTCTTTTCCTATTCGATGTATAATGAATACAGAATCAGCTAAGTTAGTTAAATCTGCTGTGCCAGATATGCTTTCTTTTCGTAGGAATATACCTTCTTTTCTTGGATGGCATACTAACAGCACATGCACATTCTTAGCTTTAGCATATTCTTTTAAGTCATTGATGAACTTAGTTTGCTGGGTATATTTATCACCTTCATAGTTGTCAATCTGCAATGCCATCAAGTTATCAAGAACAATAAGCTGTACACCTTCTTTGTCTACAAGCTCTTTTACATCAGCAAACAGTTGTTGCCATTTACTTCCATAATTATTGTTATAAAGGAATAGTTTGCCTTCTAACCAATTACTTATCTGATTGGAAATATTTTTAGGAGCATAGTAGTAGTTTTCAAAGCCCTCCCTTTTGCATACATAATTTTTACCAGCAGCGATTTGATTTATCCAGCTTTGAAATCTAAAGTCTTGCAATTCTCCCGACCATATTCCTACTTTATATCCTCTTTGTATAGCATTCAGAGCAACACAATCTATCCAACTACTTTTTCCCGCACCAGAGCCGCCAGACAATACAGTTACATCTCCAAGCAACAGTCCAATGATTTTTTTGTCAAGTTCTTTATATCCCGTAGGAATTGAAGCCATCTTACTCATATCCACATACTGAACATCAGTCATAGCCAGCCACTTCTTTCCTTTAGCAGAATCCTCCTTCTTTGGTACAAAAGGTTCTTTCTTTTGGGAAGAGTAGTATTGCATCTTATGCTCGTGCCTTTGGTATTCCTTGTGGTCGTAAGCATCTGGTTCAAATTTCAATCTAAAGTCTTTCCATGTATATTGAGAACAACTTGAATGCAGACATTTAAAGCCAAGCCCTCCATTAGACATCTCAAAGATTGCTGAATCCGGAGCGCGGTGTGAACTATTGAATGGGCATTCGTCAAGTATGTACTTTGTAAATGATGATGTCCTTACAATGTTTCTCACTGCAATGTGGTGTTTGTTCAGAAATGCTTCTAAGTCAAACTTCTCATTGCTGTAGTAATTGCTTTTGCTCGGTTGTTCCGGTTTCGGGAGCATGGCAGCAACTTTGGCAAAGTATTCGTTTGGAGTTATTTTAATTTCATCTGGTATTCTTAGTATCTTACTTTCCCTTTGAGGACGCTTCTTGGTATTACTTCCCTTTCGACTAAATGTACCATAAAGTTTGCATACCCGGCTTGCATTATGTGTAGTACAATCTATTTCTACATTCGGATTAGAGAATAGCATATCAAGAACTTGCAGGAACTCTTTACAGATTGTAGTATTCTCATTGCTATTCTTCATGGCTATTTTGTACAGCAGATGAAAGCCATTTCCACTATCGCATACTACTGGTTTTTCAAAGCCTTCATCCCGTAGGAACTTGAATACATTGTTGACTACTTCTTTCGCCATCTCCTTTTCTTCATCAGTTGAGTTTGTGTCTGATGGCTTCTTAGTGTCTATGTCTATCAATATCCAATCTCTTCCAACAATATCATTGTCAGAAGTAGTTGACTTAGGTTTAGTGACAATCCTATCATGCTGCTCTCTGTCATAACATGCTGGATTGATGGCATTCAATGTGAAGTAGATGTTACAGTTGTCATACTTCCTAATTTCGTTGAGCAGGGTGTTTACATCAGTAAAGTAGCCGGAATAAGTTCGTTTATAAGTATTGTCTACTATACGAACTTCGACCAATTCTTCACCCGATTTAAAGGTGTCATACCATTGTCTAATAGTTATTTCATTCATGGTAGTTCCTCCCTTAGTTTATCCAATAGTTCTTGTGCGCAGGCTTTTGCATAATCAATACTATCAGTACAAATATCGCTTGCTACGAATGTTTTTATCGTAATCCATCCGCACCACCAAGTATTCATTTGTACATCAAAGATGTTCTTATAAATGCCATAGTTTTCAATTCTATATTTTCTCATGCTGTTATTGTTTAAAGTGTTCAATCAGTTCGTCCACGGAGGCTTTATGCCACTTATCAAATAGTATTTCCGGTTTGTCTTGGTAGTGCATTCCTACTTTCAGATATTGGCATAAGAACCAATCTTCCCCATCCGTGAACCATTGGCTATCGTCTGTATCATATCTCAATGCAGCAATGGCAAGAAACAAGAACTCATTAGCTCCACAATCGACCCTTCCTTTCTTGGTGACAGTATCTACATTATATATCACCCCATATAAATTCCCATAGAATGTAATGATTGCTCTTCCTTCTTCAATACTTTTATGACTTCCCTTGCCATCATAATTATGTGCATCTAAAGTTGTATCACCAGAATTAAGTAGTTTATATCTCAACTCTTCCAGCTTCTTTCTAAGCTCTGGCGTATTCTTTCGTATAAAGCACGGTGTTGTAAATCCCATAGTTATTCTCCTTTCAGTTTCTTTATTAGTGCGTCAGCAAGTTCTACAGACCATGATACTACATCTGGATATAGTATGCCGCACTCAGTTATACCCTTTTTATGCTGTAGTTTAACAAACTCTGTAGAATAATCTTTCGCCAGTTCGTAGCGTCGCTTTTCCCAATCAATGGCTGAATTTCCAAGATTTTAAAAATCAAGTTCACACTCTCTGAAAACCTTATTATCACATACATATAGGTTATCTCCGTTATATAGCGCATTGATATTTATTCTCGGAATTACATCTATTAAAACTCCGGTTTCTTTTATTCTTGCTTTCATACCTTATTGTATTTTTCGTCACATTCTTCACAATGTAGTTTATAGGCGTATGCCAATGCTTTTAGGGTAATGGGTTCAATGGTGAAATCGTACTGATTATCTCCATATACGATAGATACAGCTAAATCCCTATCTACAAAATTAATGTATGCTATTGCATCATTATCTCCTCTTATTTGAATCGTTTGGGTTTCCATATCAATATTTCTTTTTAAGTTTTAGAGATAACATTACTCTATCCCATAAAACTAAATAGCTATCCCAATAATCCCCAAAGTTGAAATAGTACCAACTCATTTGTATATACCATATTGGCAGATAGACTATGAATATAGCGAGCCATAAAGGAGTTAACAGAAATCGAAGTATTAGTCTTATTTTACTCATATATCAATAATTTTTAGAAGTTACACCTAAACATAACACTTTGTCTGACACTCCGATATCATCAAATTCTAAAGTAAGATATTCAGTGTCGTAAGGATAAGGGTATCTGCATCCCTTCAATTCTTCGTCAGACAGTTTGCGCCTAACTCGCATTTCGATTTCGTAATCATCGGAAATATTTTCAATAATTTTTCTAAGTTGTCCTACATTTTTTATTTCCATATCAATCTCCTTTCTCTTTCATTCGTTATTTTCTATAACAAGCCAATCATCTACTGCCATTAATTCTGGGTCTTCTCCAAACCTAATAATATCATCTTTATCTGCCATATAACCCAAAGGGCATGTTGAAGCAAGGCATTTTCCTTGGAATTTAATTCCAAAAACTTCACGATTCTTATTCAAAATAAATCTTGCCTTTTTCAAAAACTTCTTGGCAAGCCTACGGTTGCATTTAATGTTTCTTTTAGTAAGTCTTATTGCCACAATTCTATAAGCTTTATGCCAGTCAATTATATCTCCGTTATAAATATATTCTCCATCGTCACAATCCTTATGATTGCATCCATAACCACCATTTACTGATGTATCAGATGTAAAAAAGCCGCAACGTGAACATAGATTATCAATGTGAATTAGTTCTTCCATAAAATTTCTATTTTAATCGTTGTAACACATCTTTGTTCGCTTCGAGGATTTGGTCGAAGGATGGGATAAACATCCAGAAAAGAACGCTCCCATCATATGCTATTAAACTTTTATTCGTATAAAACTTACCTCCACAGTAAAACAAAATTCGATATTTATAGTCCTTACCTGCCACAAGCACCCAACACGAATATTCCGGTAAACGTTCTTCCACGCTTATCCACGGTGACTGCTTTGACAGCCATTCGACACCGGACTTAAAATCAACAATGCAGTACGGTTCACAATGATGTTGCCTATTTCTTTGGTCATTGGAATATTCCCTTGCTGCTGCTTCTACTGTCTGTTTCATAACTTATTCGGATTTGTTTTACAATAATGTTGATTCTCATTCATTTTTAAAATATCGTTCAAATGTTCGTCTAAAAGCAGATGCTTATTACTAAAATTACCCGACATTATACGAGGCTCAATATTTTCATCTCTCATAAATTTCTGTATTTCGTATATATGAAAAAGCAAACCTTCACAATCTACTGCGTAGTATTCAATACCATCGTAGATACCGTATTTCTTTTTAAATTTCTCGTCCATAATTATTCAATTCTATAAGTTTCTAACATACATTGTTCACATTGATGAAAAAAATCATTTTCTTTCAACTTTAAAGCAATTTCATAAGCTATATCATATGCCAGTTCGTCTAAATCCTCGTCCAAGTAATATGTCTCGTCTTGCAGGCAGGCAAAATCTTCATCTTGTTCAATTTGTTTTTTGAAGTAATCAAATCCCACTTTTTCATCTTCAAAGAAATCAGTCCATATCCAACTATCTTTGCTAATGTTGTCAAATTGACGTTTGAGGGATTGATATGCTAATTTTAAAAGTTCTTCATTCATAGTTATTCCCTCTTATTTAAATAAATCAAGTTGTGTATGTTTTTGAACTTTCCCAAGTATGAAGTCGCAAATGAAATTCCTTGCGTAGTCCGGTGAAATCATTGACCGTTCTTCGGAACAAATTCCTGCTTTCTTTCCCTTTTTACTTTTCATTATTGTTTTAGTTTGTATTGGCTTCTGATAACTTCTTCCATTTGTTGGTTTACAGTTTACAAACCAATAAGCTGTTGGTTTTTTAAAATAGTCACCTCTTTTTGTTCTATCTTTGTCAATAAAAGTATAAGGTATGAAATTAGCTGGAAATAAAAGATAATGCGGCTGTGTAGCAGGATTTTCGACTATCAATCTTAAACCTTTCAAATCACAAACGGCAAACAATTTATATAATAGAATATAGAATTTATTTCTATTATTTATCCTTTCTAATACTATACTATATTGCTCTTTTTTATCTTTACAATAAAGATTATTACATGCCATTTGATAGTAATTGGCTTGCATAGCTTCAAAATAAATGCAGGGGAAGAAAGCTATAATTAAATCATCTTTCGTGATATTATTAAATATGCTTTCCTCTTCATCATATGCTTTTTCAATCTCTACAAACAAGTCTATCTGATAGTCAGTCTTTCCGAATGAATTTTGTATATCATAATCGAAAGATTCATATCCAAGTTTTCTAAACTCGTCACGGAATGTTGCGCTTTGTTCAAAGAAGCAATGTACTTTCCCTTTTATTTCCATATCATTTATCTTTTATATTTACCTCTATTGATATTTTATCAACTATTTCTTTCTTAAGAATATCTCTACATATAGGTGCTATAAAACCATAACCTCCATGTGTTTTACGGTTCTTGTTTCTCTTCCTGCGTTTCGCAATCTGCTTGTTTGTGCACCTATCATCTTTTGGGCGATATTTTCTCATTTTGGGTGCATCACACGGTTCTAAAGGAGAAATATCACTATATGGATTATAAATTTCATAATAGGTATTATCGTTCCAAGAAATTTCGTCCTGCATATTTTACCCCTCTTTCTTTTTAAGACTTATATCAATTGACAACCTATCGGCAATTTCTTCCTTAATTATCTCCCTGCACAAATTCCTTATCATAGAGTAATCACCATGTCTTTGTATCTCGTTGGAAACCATACAACGAACCCACCTCTCTATATCAACGTCGTTTCCATATGTGTTTTGAAAGATACGTTTAACCTCCTCTTTCACAATTGGAACCATAATTTCCTTTATATCCTCTTTAGTCAACTTTAGTTCGTTGTGGATATAGTTCTTTACTTCTCTGTATCTATATTTACCCATAATCAACCTCCATTATTCATAAATCTATTCATCCAGTCTATAGCCTCTTCTATTGATTCAACGTATCTGTATTCTCTTGTTGCACAACGTTGCATATATTCAAAACATATTCTTCCGTAATCGTCAAAATAGATGTTATACGCTCCGTAGTCATTTGCTCCAGTACATGGAATCCCAATCTCCAAAGCTTTTTGAACGTCTTCTGCATTGCAAGACATATAAGCATGAACTACATCACTACAATATACTCCTTCTAATCCTCTTAATTCTACTATTCGTTCCATATCATTACTTGTTTGTTTCTAAATATCCGTTCTCAATCACCCAGCACAGCATTTGATAGGCTGCACTCATAATATCCGGACTATACTGCGTACTTATAATGGTACGGGTATAGGAATCCATATACACGAAATACCACAAGTCGGCAGCCTTATATATATGCAGCATACATATATTGATGGAAGGTGGTAACTTCTGCATAATGTCCTGCAAAGTATAAGTAGGATATTCATGCTTCATATTAGGCTGACTTACAAAAAGGGAAGGTTCTTTTTCTACTTCATCCGTCCCATTAATGATAGAATCTGCTGTAGGTAAAAACTGATAGTGCATACTTGCATCACTTGTATTCAATCCAAGTTCCTGCAAATGCTGCATCTGAGCTATGCTTAATACTTGATTCTTCATATCAAAAAGTCATTTTTTCAAGTTTTTCAATCTGTTTGCGTAAAGATGCAATCTTTCTTTTCTTCATTTCCTCTGCTTTCTTTATGGCTTCGGATTTATCAAGAAAAGCATCTTTGCCTATGTAGAGGAAAGTGTGAAAATTGTACTTAATATAACTGTAATCATAATCTCTTACTTCATAAATCTCTCTTTCTATTTCCTCTATTCCGCGAGAAATAGCATACTTAGTAACATATACTTTTGCCATTATTTACCCTCCTTAATTCTTTGATATTCTTCTTTGGGAGAAAATGCTTCTCCGTTCTTCTCGGCTTTCAATGTCTCAAATCCAACCCTTACCAATTTAATAACTTCTTCAATCGGCAATTCATTATAAAACTCGTCTACTGTCTTCCCATCAATATAACGAACTCCGTCTATCACTTCACATTCGTATTCCTTGTTTCCAAGTGTCAACTTACCTTTATACTTTTCCATATTTTATTCCTCCACTTTTTCAAAGTAAACAAAGTTTTTATCTTTCCTTTCATGAGCGGTACATTTAGGACCGCCATATGTTATATTACCCTTTTTGCCGAAGAAACACCTTCTACAATCTCCCCAAGACGACATCTTTCTAACTATTAATTTGACACCATTATACTCAAATACTTCTCCGATTTTCCTTTCCCCTTCCATAATCTTATATAAGTTCTAAAGTTCTTTGTATTCCAGCTTCCAATGCTTCTTCGTAGGTATCCCACAGACCGCCATCATTAGGACCCCTGGAATCATCATCTTCCTGCCACGTTCCGTTATCGGCTTTCACTATAGCATAGCCATACCCTACGGCACTTCGGTATATTTCAATATGTAGGTTCTTGGTTTCACGCAGCCACTTTTGGGCAATGGATTGAGTTGGAGCAGAGATAGAGTAAACGTCTGTATTATAATTCTGGGCATCGTAGCTTTCATCTATCTCATACTCAGGACCACTACCTCCTTTATACACCAATTCATAAAAGCTACTAACATCTTCTTTAAATCCTGCCGCCTTTAGTAGCTTCGCTGTCTCTAATGTTACAAGTTCTTCGGTCATAGCTGTATAAATAATCTAATTGTTAGAACAATAGTCGTAATGATAAAGATTAATGCAAAATGTTTCCATATTTTTGCAGTAGCCTCCAAACCGTGTTTCCGCTTGTCAAACTCGCTTATTGCGTAATTCAAAGCCTCGTCTTTCAGTCCTTTAAACTTATCATTCAAAGCCTCGGTTATATCATCTGCAATAACATGCTTCACCTTTTCTGACACGGATTCCGGATATCCTCTTTCCTCATAGTTCAATTCACTCAACAAGTCATGATGAAATATATAAGGTGTTCCGTTCACTTCGTAGGAAAGTTTGATACCGCTTTCTTTGACGTATTTCAAAAACTTTTCCTCTGCAATCTCATTTATCCTTTCTTGGTTAAATTCTGACTGCTTCTTTATCTCATTAAAATATTCCTCGTCAACAATTACACAGTTGTTTTCAAGCTTCATTACATGTGCTTCCATGATTATTCTCCTTTAACCTCCTTATTAGTTTTAACAAACCCCCTTTGAATGCACCAACATAACATATAATAGGCTGCATCTATCAACCTCGGCATTTTTTCTAAATGAACGGTTCCATTATTCGTTACGTCTACATATTTGAGCCACCACAACTCCACTTTCTTAAATATGTACAAATCATATATCTGTATAGATTCCGGCAGCTTATTGAGAATGTCCTGTAAGGTATAAGCAGGTAGTGTTTCATATGATATAAAACCGCAAGTTTGAAACTCTTTCTGCAAACTCATAAACCACTTACCTTTTGATTTATCATATATACGACTTCCATGCGACACTCTTGCCCAATATATACTTGCATCGCTCGTATCTAATCCAAGCTCCTGCAAGTGCTTCATCTGTTCGATTGATAATACTTGTTCTGTTTTCATAATTCGTAAGATAAAATTACAACCGTTAATGCAATGAAAATGATTACTACTATCAAGGCGATAGATAGACATCCCTTTTCGTATTCTTCATCTTCCGATGGTGTGTTTTCGTTATACCAATCTAATGGATGTTTTAATTTCATTTCTCACTCCTTTCTTTGTTTAAATTTTTATCTTCACATCGAACTGTTTTATGTTTCTTACAAAACCTTATCGAATACCTTACTGCCTTCCGTATATCTTCGTACTCCTTCACACTGTATATGTTGTATGTACGGAGCTTTTTCATAATCATTTCCTCCATGAAAGGAAGTATCTCTTTCTCAAACATTCTTCCACTCTTTACTTCCATATCATTCTACTAATTCAAAATGAACATTGATATTGTCTAATCTCTCATTTTCAGAACAAAATCCAAAAATTTCTTGTTTCCATTTTAAAGTATCATAATCTTTAAAACAAATCGGTCTAAAATAGCAAGCATCACATGAAACTTTTTCATCACGTACAACTCTGACTTTATTAAACCCGACTTGAACAATATTTCCAATATTTAACTCCCTACGCTTCATAATACTCTTCATTTGATGTTATACTATTTGTATTTTTCGATTTTCTCGTCCAACTCCTGCAATCTCTTATCTATGTAGGAAGAATTGGAATTTTCGCTCCTATAGGGGCTTTTATCCGATAGGAAAAAATCTTTCTGTTTGTCGGATAATGAATAGAATCCGTCCCAGCTATGACAGATGGCTTCGTTGACAATGGCGCAAGCAAGAATAGGGTTTCCATCAGAATACTTTTCTAACTTGGAATACATCATCTTTGCACCTCGTTCCGTCTTGTACTGCTTCTTGATTTCGTCCTTGTAGTCAAGCCAAATGTTCCAAGAATCTTTCAGTTCCTCACTGACATAGGACAAGTCGGCACGGACATCAAACGTTTTACTTGTTGTCGAAACACGTTTCTTGCCTTTCAGTATAGCGATGGCTTTCTTTGCATCTTCTTCGGAAATACCCAATAAGGCATTGGTCTGAATAAACTTGTCCTTATGTTCAAGAAGCATGTCCGAATCATCATCAAGTATAACATAGCTTTCGATTTCTTGGTGCTCAAAGCAGTAACGTTCTATTTCGCAACCGCGAGGAAGTGTAAAATGAGTATCTCTATTCCCATGTTTGAAGGAATACATTCTATCAGTACAGCCAACAATAAGTTCGGGATATAAAAAAGGCTGATTCCCTGCTTCTCTCTCCAAGTCAACCAAATTCTCTATGGTCTGTTTCAAGTTATATCCCCTCCAAGAAGAAGTAATCACTATCTTAGCATCTGTAGCATCACATATCTTCTTTATCAATTCCATTTTTTCTGGGTCAAGCTTCCATTGGCAGCGATGTGTAGAAACAACTCCATCAATGTCTAAAAAGATAATCTTCATATCATTTGTATTTAAAAATTGGTAATAGCATTAAACTCTTCATCCAAGTCTATACAGTGAGCAGCCTTATGACAATGGTCGCATAGAACAACTAAATCCTTGTCTTTATATTCCCAAGCCATCTTACCATAAAGATACCTAAGATGATGAACGTGTAAATTGGCAGTTGCACCACACTGACTACAGACCTTGCCTTTAACGGCAAATATTTCTTCTCTCCTTTTCAACCACCTTTTGTCTTTAAGCTGTAAATAGTATGGTATTCGCTCTTTCTTCTTCTTTGGTTTATTGGGTATGGGCTTACTTTTAGATTTGACTTTGGAAGTAACCTTCTTTTTCTTCTTGCGCTTATCTTTAACCCATGCCTTAAAGCGTGCTTTCTAATCCATTCAATTTGCTCTTTTGTATATCCAACATATATTTTCATAATATTATAGTTATAAATATAAAACAAACAATAAGTTAACCAGACAAACAAACCTACGTGCGTAAAGTCCCCTAAGCAAGATTTTATTCTTGTTCGGGGAACGCTTTTAAGCTAACCAGCATAAACTGAACCTTTTCAAGCGTGCTGCAACACAGAATAGATAAGCAGCTTAGAACCATTTATGTTACTATTCAACATTCGTACCCAGTTGTTCTATCACATCCCCGACTGGCTGCATTTGTACGACCTCTTCTATGCAGTTTATATATTTGCTCCGAATGGCAGGACTACAAAAAAGCAAAAAGCACCGAGAAACTCCCAGTGCTTTAAGCTTTGCTGTACACTGGCAGGCTGCACGATTGCAGGTGGAATGTACCAATGTAAGCTATATATTGAATTGCTATTGAATCCTAATATCGTTTATCAACGAGCGTTCCACCTCTCGATTGCAATGCAAAGAACGCTGTTATTTTTGAGACTTCCAAAAAACAAGCCAAACTATTAACAATTATTAATCATCCATCTCAAATAGGTTCTTCTTGATTTGCCAATACTCTTTCAATTCAGGCACGCTGATAACTCCCTTGTTGCTATTAATGTTATACACTTGGAAGTACAGAATTGTCTTCTTGCTTTTGTTGGCATATACTTGCACGAAAAGTCCAGTAAACAACTCAAACTCACCTTGCATGAATTGTTCCGCTTTGAATGTGCCTTGTATCTTATGTCCGTCTTGGGTTATGGTACAAGTCATATCCCGGTTGAACTTCATTCTAACCAAGTTTGGCGGTGTACTTACATTGTCGTTGTGGTCTTGTACATACTGTACAGTCCATGTACCATACAAATAGTTAAGCTGGCTCTTCCAATCTGTTTGCGCCTGCATGCTTGCCATCAGTGAAAGCAAGCCAATCAATGTCATTACTAACTTCTTCATTGTTTTATCAGGTTTTCGATTATTGTTCTTAGTTCCTTCTCCCAATCCTTGTTCCCGTGCATAGGACAACTTAGCTGATGCCAATTATGGTAGTCAAATAGCTTCATCCGGCATGGGTAGTAATCAAACAGCTTCTTCTCATTGTGGAATACTCTGATATGCTTTCCCTCATACTCTCCAATATTGCTTGATTTAAGTTTATAGACCGCCAAAATCTCATTAAACTTTTCCATTGGAGTAAATATACTCTTCGCCATAATTCAGCCCTCCTTTTCGGGAGTATAACCTCCCATGAGTCCATAGTTAGGTATCAGCTTGTCGATGCTCTTAATCTCAAATCGTGTATAAGTCACACAATTCGGATATATCTTACAAAGTCCGTTGATTATATACTTGTCATTGAAGTACATTTCAAGCTTCATGTGTACCTCGGATGCGGAATATTGCCTTTTGTCAATAAAGAATATCCCGTCTATTTCACTTGAAAATCCTCTGTTTGTAACCCTGAACAAGTCGCGAAGTTCTTGTATCACGTCTTGTATGCTAATCGGTTGTTTTTCCATTTTCAAATCAAATATTTATTATTGCTACTGTTAATGCTATGAAGATTATTGCTATTATTGCAGCACTTGTCAAGCATCCTTTTTCGTATTCATCCTCATTTTGAGGAGTATTTTCATTATACCAATCCAATATATGTTTCATACCTCAACTTTTACATAGTTATTCTCCTTTCAGCTTTTTAACCAATACATCAGCCATACTTACGCTCATGTCAGCTATGGCTATTATTGATTTGTTCTCATATTGTGGATTATTTAAAAGTGTTTGCATTGTTGCTATTGCAGCATTTATCCGAACCTCTTCCCAATCACGCCCCTTTGCTTCTCTCTTCACTTCATCAAGAAGAATAAGTTCATCACCTAAGAAGGACTGACTGCCATCCTCTGTTACGTAAATGTTGGTATATTCCCCAGCTTTTATTACTTCTATTGTTTCCTTTGTTGCTATTAATATTGCTTTCATCTCTTTATGGTTTTAGTTTACAAGTCACTGCCTGCTATTACTGTTTCATTTGACAAGTCAGCCCGTTCTATTACTGATACGATTTTAGAATCTCTATAGGAACGAAAATGACTTTTTACTACACGATACCTTAATTTGACCCTATCCCCAACTTTTGGTGCAGTTGTCATATTGAAAGCACCGCTTATCATTTCAAAACCATGCCATTTATTCAGATACGAAAAATTTTCATTTGCCGCCAGTTCTTCGGAATCTATTTTAAATTTCCAATTGGCAAACTTATTATATCGCTTCAGAATATCAACTATAGTACCTTCCCAATAATAATACTTGGGCTTTTCTCTAATAGCTTTCATACGCGCGATATTTGACCTTCTTTTTAGTTCTGCTTTAAGTTGCTCATTGGAATAGTCGGAAAGCTCTAATTCGTCTTGTATGAAATGAATTACAACGTCTACTACAGCATCCTGCCTATTGGCAAATACAGAAAGAAGCTTTTCCCTTACTTCTTCTTTACTCTCAAAGACAATTTCGTCTATCTGCATCTTTACATTAAAGACGTTACCCTTTTGTGTTATTAGGGCAATTTGAAGTATTCTCATATTATTTTAATTGATTAGCATATGCTCCGTTTTCGTAGTATTCTATGCGTTCTTGGCATTCAGATATCACTTCCCTTAAAATATCCGCGCATTCCTTGTCAGAATTGCCTTGTAACAGATTATCTATATATACCATGATATTATTTACTTCCATAACTTTTGCTTTTTATAGGTTATTATATTCTTTGTATTTTGAGATTGAGTTAAACGTAGCTTGTACCCGGCTACTAATATACTGATAAAAATTAGCATTCGTAAAATCAATGCCGATAAACAATTTATTATTGTTCCTATTGGCTTCCTGCATGAGTTCCTTTATTTCCGCTTTGTGATACTGGGTGAGAACAAAACTTGTACGGTATTTAGTCCAGTTTAAGAAGAATAGTTCTTCATCCGTAGAATTTTCATTCAGTATAGGTATAACTTTTCGTAGGATTCTGCAAAAGCAAGCGAATTCAGCACTTTCTACTACTTTTCTGTTTCGCGTTCTTGCGCTTGCTCTACTTGCTTGCTTCTTACTTTCTTCGTCAATTCGATAATTGCTATTAGCTGTGCCGGATAATATGCCGCGTGCCTTGTTTGCTGCCAACGCATCTTTTGTACGTTTGCTAATTAGTTCGCGTTCGTATTGTGCAACGGATGCAAAGATACCTAATACCATAGTATTTACTACTGGAAGGTCACAAAAATATATATCTATGCCCGTATTTACTACATGAAAAACGAACTCGGCATCTCTTGAAAGCCTATCCAATTTAGCCACTACAAGGGTGCAACTATTAGCTTTGCAATACTCTATAGCTTTCCACAACTCCACACGGGAACAGTCTTTTCCCGAAGCCACATCTACAAACTTACCACAAATAATTCCACCTTTGCTATTAATATAGTCTATACAAGTCTTTTCTTGGGCTGACAACCCTAAACCGCTATCCCCTTGTTTATTCGTTGATACACGAAGGTAGTAAACATATTTTTCCATCTTATTACTAACTGATTATTATTATTACAGACAAAGCTATTCCGGCTATAAGCCAACTGATAACATCACTACTATATTTGAAATTAGGACGTAGTATGATGGCAAATAAAGCCACAATATCCCACACCAATAGTAGAAGCATGAACTTTCCCATTATCTGCCTAATTTAATGAGTTCACCATACAACAGACAGCCAATAAATCCGATAATTATTATTAATGCCATAGTTTTTAATATTTAGAAGTTATACAAATTGTTTTTCTATGTAAACACACCCTATTCCCTTGCTCTTGTTAAATTGGCTGTTTTTAAGGTCAATATTAGGCTTTATAAAGTCTTTTATGTTATCCACTAAAGAAATATATTTAGATGCGTTCGCCTCTATTGCAAGGGCTTTATACATTTCTTCGCACATAGCCATATACTTTTTAAATTCTCCTTTGTTGAAGCGGACAACTATTTTTCCGTGTGTTTCAATAAATTTGTTGTGCCCTACATAAAACTTTCTTTCATCATTGCAATGCACCAATTTATCACCTACGTATAGATACGTTCTTTGTCCCATGCTGTACTTACTATCTACTGATATGCTATTAAAGTAAACCGCTTGTTTCTTTGGAATGCCTACAGACACAATGTTTTCCAGGAGTTCCATGTTTGCTTTTGCCTTCTCAAAGTCTTCTTCAAAATTTTTATAAGTTTTCATACACTACTTTATTGTTATATTATATATATTATATATATTATATATATTACCAAAATGGAAGCTTATGCTCTGATAATATATACGGGTGCTTTAAATTAGTAATACCATGATACAATATTTCGCGCTTTGTTTCTGCCTTATAAATAAACAGATTTCCGTTTATCACTGCCTTCATTGTATCATTGATATTCAACCCTTGCAGGCTTATAAACTCTTTTAGTTCGGGCTTAAATTTCGTTATTAACTTCATGCTATTACCTAAAAACGTAGTTACACAAATTAGATAACCAACACATTAACTGAATAGCCATCATAAAAATGAACATTCCACACAAAGCGGCTGTAGCTATTACAATTCGTTGCCATATAATGCGATAATCACGCTTTAATATTTTACCGCTAACAAAGCGTCCGTTATAAAAATCTGTTATACTCATAGTTCTATTATTATTATTTGAATTCAAATTTAATTCCTTCCGGCAATAGAGAATAGTCTATATTTTTAAGCATGTTATTATATTCTTCTTCTGTTACTTTGTCGTGATAGCTATAATAATTGAAAACTACATTATTACCTTCAACATAGTAGATATAATTATCTGATAATAATCCAGCCCCTAATATAGCTAATTTTACATCTTTTTCTTTTGTTGCTTTGTTTATTCTTTTTTCAAAGGTTTTAATCACTTCGTTTTTTCTTTTCTCTATTTCGGCAATTCTTTTAGCTTCTTGGCGTTCTTGTATCGCGCTTTCCGTATAATATCCAGATAATATTTTCCCCTCTATTTCTTCGCGTTCTTCGTCACTTAAAACAAGTCTGTGGCGTTCTTCGCTTTCCTTATATGGATTAACCCAAACATCACCCGTTAATTCTTCCAGTGTTTGTATTGCTTTCCTGCTTTCTTCTTGCCATCTTTCCACAATACCAAGCGCAAACAATTGGTATTTAAAATAGTCTTTGTCTTCACACTTTGCCAAAAATTCCAGTTCTTCATCAGTTACGCGCAAATATTCCTTTGCTTGCTTTTTATCTTTTTGTAAAAAGTAATATCCAGTTTCAACTGGATATAATGGTGTACCACGCCAATCGCATAGATGAAGGTCTACAAACATTTTCAACTTTGGAGAAGCTTTTAATATTTCCTCATGGATGCAACCGTGCCCAATATCGTAAAAACGTCCGTTTCCTTTCTTTTGCTGGAGTATGCCCGTTATACTCCATGAACACGTACCGTTCTTACATTCATCATGCAATTTAATGGTTGTTATTACTTTATAGGTGATACCTTTTTCACGGAAAGATTTTACTACTGTATATTTTAATGTATTCGTTTTCATATTATATTATTTATTTGTTATGCTTACTATAAATATAGTAATTAAAATTATCATAGCTTTACTTTATTTCTATTTCGTCCAATACTTCCGAAATTGCCTGTCCAAGAAGGTAACAACGTATTACAACGTCGCAAGACTCTGCACCTTTTTTAAGGTAGGATAAATCATACCCTAATTCCTCTAAAGCATCCGTTAACAACTCAAAGTTATGGCATAGATTTTCTTCTGCCTGCCACGTTGAAAAAGTATAAGAACTGGAAGAATTTCCTGTTACGCTATCATTTACAAACAACGTATCGTTCAATTCCTGTTCCACTTCTTCGCGGTTGCTGCTTGTTACTACGATTTTATTTTCTTCAATGTAGTTTCTAACGTCTTCTTTCACGTTCTCCAGATAATTGTAAGTTTTCATAATTCTATATTTTTAAGTGATTGATTTTCAATTTTCTGTACTCTGCATTTCCACGGGCTTGTAACCGTCTTAAGGCTGCATTACAGCGAAGTACGGGAAAATCGGATGGCTATCAAATAACAGCTATATATCATAGCCCTTTTCCCGTTCCTTCTTCATATCGTTCATATAGCCAAGTAGTGTATAGGTAACGACATCCTATATACTTGCTGCAATTACGTTTATTGCACTTGCTTGACACTATATTAATATCTCACAGCGCCTACCGTCGCATGTAATGTTATCTATTACAACTATTCATGCGTCAACGCCTTTTCAGTATGTAAGCCTTTCAAATATCGCTTTGTCTTCGTTGAACTCCTTTGTTCCCTTTTGACATTACAAATATACGGCGTTATTTTGATATATATGTTAATTGAACGTTAAAAATATATCCAACTATAGTATTTTAACTACCATTTACAAATAAAGTGCGCAATTGTATAAATATTTACATAAAACAGCCGATAATGAAGGAAAATAACAGCATTAAGAAAACAAGTAACTACTAAAAACAAAAAAGCTCTACTTTCCAGTTCTTAACTTTCCGTAATGCAAACACACACACACACACATACACACACACGGATAATATATTATATATATTAATTATATATATATAGTGCTT